ACCCTTTCGTTATCAAGCATTATATCAGTTGCCACTGACAAAATATGTTCCATAGTATCAATTGCTCCTGTGTAATATGCATCTGATTCGAAATACTCATCTTCATTTAAAGGTATGTTATTTCTAGCATCCTCTAAATCTTGTTCTAAACTAATCTTATGTATCTTTAGATATTCCATAAAGTGTGATGACCTAGTCAAAATAGCCCTCCGCCCATAATCCTTGTAGAAAACTGACTGTCATCTCCAAATTAGTTCTAAGTTCTGTCTTATCCATTAAATCGGACGGGGATCTAAGATAGAATAACTTAGCATCATGTACTGAGTTAATCATAGTATCTAAATCATCTTTAGTATATCCTAGCATCATAAGCAGAACTCATCTCCTTCAATATAACCATAGTATTCATTATATGATTGTTTTAAGTTATCAGGAGCAAATTCCATAAACTTAAATTCAGCATATGCTGTGCCCTCATCTAAATTAGCATTGTTCCATTGCTCAAATAGATGTTGCTCAATATCTACTTGAATTGCTCCAAGAAGATGCTCTCCTACTGTATCTGTAAATGCTTCCATTATGCTTCCGCCTTTCTATATTCAGGAACTTTGGTTTCTAAGTATACACTATGGGTCTGACATTCTTTAACAGCCTCTAGGTCTGCCTCGCCAAGCCAGTTGCAAGCACCGCAGATTTCTCCACATTCATTCTCGCAGTATTCCATTTGATTAGTTGCATCACAATCACGGCACATGTTATCGTATTCTGATTCTGAGATAACTTCACCACGGAGGAATTCCATTTCCCCACCCCAACCTGTTTCTTCTTCATATGATAAAGTAAATAGTAATGTTGGGTATTGTGCAGATAGTTTAGAGATAGCACCAAGAGGTCGTGACCATGCAGTATTAAAGTTATAATGAACTACATAGTTCTCGCCGTTTTCTGCTTCCTCAATAGTTGTATCAGGATACTTGTCATCTTCTGATACAGCAACATCCCACTTAGTACCCCACTCACGAACATTAAAGTTGTACCAGTCATTGGTCTCAAACTTCATTGCCTGAGAAAAGTCGGTGGAACGAGGAGGCTGTCCATGATATACCTCATCAGTAATACCAGCATCTCTATAGTTATAGATATTATGAAAAGCAAAGATAGGATTAACATACTTAGTCTGCTTGACATCATATGATAAATCACCTACAGGTGTAATTGAATAGATGAATGGCTTATTCATCTGCTTGATTAAAGATTTTACTTGCTCAGGATTACCTTCGATAGTTAATCCATTAAATACCCAATTTGGCATTTTATATCCTTTCGTTGATATGTTCCTATTATATATTAGACCACTGACAAATGTCTATATGATATGGGTCACAAACGATAATTTGACCCCTCCAAATTAGTGTTTACACTTCTATATGTAAATCAATATAGATGTGTAAGCTTTGTGGTCAAGATCATAGCAAATTCCAGGGAATATAATTGACAGTCGTAACGACAATATGCTACCCTCATGTCTTTGCGGGCAAAGAAAAACCCCCCAGCTAGTGGGGGGTCTTGAATAATGGCTGCCTGGATTTCCAACGAAAGAAATAAACCCGCTTTACTTAGCGCCTGGCCATTGAGACTGATAGACGCACCATTATATTTCCTATTAAAACCAGGACCTTAGTCCTAGTCTAATTATACCATAACTAGTCGACTGTATTTGTCTACGAATGCCGCCAAGGATAGACTGAATACAACCGTGCTCATATCTTCCTCGTACAGTGTAAACGTTTGAGAGGCCCAGTTAATTACAGGCACCTTGTGTTCGTTGTCCCCTAGTTGATTTACGTAGAGCCCCCATGATAATGTTTGATTCCAGTCTTCTCCAATTAAATGAGAGATTGCAATACGTGTTGCATATGATGGGTCCTGCCAACGTGTCTCTGCAGCGCTGACAGCATTTGCCAGTTTGGCTAGCATGTCGTGGCCTGCCCAGTGCCCGTATAAAAATATTGTATCGCCCTTTTGGTCTTTAAAACCAAAGTTTGCTCTGTCGCCCATATTATTCCGCCGTTTCTAAAGTAGGTACTGCTTCTTCTATTTTGTTCAATTCTATCACTTCGTATGCGACCTTGTCAAGGCCACGCTTGCTTGCATTGTAGTGGTGACCGCAAAAGAACAGTTCACCTTCTACTAGTTTAACTAAGTACATTGCTTGAGCTGTGTTACATTGATCACATGCTATCCATCTTGTTAGATCTTCCGTTGTCATAGTTTTCCTCCTTCGATCATCTCAGATAGACGGTCAAGGATCCAGGAATCAATGTCGTTGATATCAATCTCTGACAACTTTTCCATGATCTCTTCACGAGCAAACTTGTATCCATCTGCCCAGCCATCTTTATATTCTGACATAATCTCTCCTTAGTAACCTGTTGTTTCGTAGTCTGATATGTATGATTCAGTTAAGTTGTACTTATCACGCAGACGACTTACTTTCTCAATACTACCAGTTCCAATGTTGAATGTCAATGGAGCCATTCTCTGTGGGTCGAGCCCGTTGATTTCTGCATCCCAATAGGCCCTCTCCATGGAGAGCCTATTAGGAGCGGTGAGTTCAAAATACATTATGCCTCCCTAACGTTGCAAACTTCGGTGTCATCAATTGTGATGTTGCCGTCATTTGATTCAGCATATAATGAATCTGTTATAACTGACTCAAGGTCGTACTCTGAATAGTCTGATAGAACATCATATGAATATGTTCCAGTAACTTCTACAGATGCAGTAAACTGAACTTCCTTGATAAGTTCGATACCAAGCGCTTCAGCAATGTCACGCAATGTATCTTGGTCTTGTGAATCTGCATATGCCTCGCAGATGATTTCCTTGACTGCATCAATCTTAGATTGAATAGAATTTAAAGTCTTCTGCGATTGACGGGCATTGTGAAGGTCCCATTCAATACTGGTAACCTTATCTGTAATGTACTCAGGATTAGAATAACCATTAATCTTTTTATACGTTACTAATAGATTAGAGTTATATGTATCTGGTACTAAGTGCTCTGTTGTTTCCATTTTTACCTCTTCCGTTGTTGTTGGTGCAATTGTAGCATGCTCGACTGACAATAATGTAGTCTTACGCCCGCATGGGCATGTGAGTTCTGTCACACCTGAAGGAAAGCCAAATCCATCAGATGATGTAAGTTCAATTAAACAATCGCAATGCTCAGGATCACATGCGAATGTGTATTTACTTGATATGAGTTCGTTGGTCATGAAGAGAATTATACACCAGGCCACTGACATTTACAAGGAATTCCAGGGAATATTTATGTGAGTCGTAACACACTTTTGCTCCCCTTAGCTTTGAGGGCGCTTGGCGATCCATATCGGACTTGAACCGACGGCCTCTACCGTGACAGGGTAGCGCTCTAACCAACTGAGCTAATGGACCAAGAAAAATTGTGAGCAGTTTTTAATCATGCTCAGGATTTTATTTATTAAAACGCAGAAACTAATTTTTTAATTTTATTTTTTTCTGCGGTTAGAATTGGGTCAAAGCCTGATGCACCAGCCATAAGTGTTTCAGAATTGCCACGACCTGAACGATAATAGTCAAGGCGTTCAGTAAGTGCATTGAAAGCACCCCACTTTGTACCCTTGATGTTAGCGTTAGTTGGTGAGTTATGATAAAGGTCATCAAGCAAAACGACTTTATTCTCCCACTTAGTTAGCGCAACCTTAGCAGCATCCTTATCTGGCTTAGGATAAATTGTCTGAATCAACTTTGAGAATTCTGCATCAGTAATTGATTGAGAATAAAGTGCTTGCGCTTCCTTCTCAAATTCATCAAAGTAACCAAGAGCAAGACCAAGAGTCTCACGAGCAACTTGGATGCGACCTTCAACAGATTGCGTGTGACGAATCTTAAATGATTGCTTTGCATTACGCATTGCAAGATTAAGAGTGTTTTGGCATACTACACGAACAGGGGTAACAGCAGCCTGAACAGCCACAGACCCGTCATGAGATGTCCATACGATTAGATACAACTTAGTTGCATCATTTGCGCCTTGTGGGTCAAGCACCATTGTGCGAGGAATGTCCACAGTACCAAATACAACTTTACCGCTACGCAATGAGCCAGCAGACTCCCAGCGACAGTCAGCGTTTGCATCATGAATTGCATCAGCAAATGCAAATAGTTCCTCATTCTGCACAGGCTTGTAACGCTTGCCAACAGTGGCAAGAACATCAGTACCCTGATTGAATGGGTTATCACGAATAACTAACTGAGCATTTGATACATCATTCCATGTATCTGAGATGTGGTCAGTTAGTGGAGACAGGCGAACATTCCAATTGGAAAGTTTTGCCTCATCCAACATCATTTGAGTTGTAACATCCTCATCTTGTGTAAAGATGCGATTTGCGAGATTGTGCCATGCAGGTGCGCCACGCAATGCAAAAGCAACTTGACCGTTTTCGGTTTCGAGATTATGAGCCATTATTTTTTACCTTTCGTTTGATTAGTTGTAAGTATAACAGACCCCACTGACATTGTCTAGGATTAGTTACTATATGTCCGAATTGGTCCATGTGATTAATCTCACAAAATTCCAGGGATATCCACAGGCAGTCGTAACCCTGTGGATAACCCCTCAGATTTGCGGGCCAGCTGCATATGCAACTGGTGTTAGATCTTTACAGACCTAACTCATCCCTAGTTAATTTATTTGTTCTCCCATAATTAATAACTTCGGACGGGAGGTAAAGAGCAGTAGTCTTAGTCTTCTTCAATGTATCATACACATAAGCACGTACATCACCAAAGAAGTTACGTCGATTAGAAAATGCTAACTCAGTTAAGTATTCTTTATCTACGCCTTGCTCTGAATAAATTGTTAAATCATTTAACTTATTTGCGTCATAAATTTCTACACGAAATCTATTTTTCATTTTGTTGCCTTTGTTAGTAGTTGTCCCCGAAGGGAGAGCAGTTTGGCGACATACTCAGGTCGTTGGATTATTTAGAGATAACGAGCAATTTGCTTCATTGTAGAAGCATTTACTGTTTCCTCATCTGTCATCTTGAGAATTGTAAGAGCATTTGTGATGTCATCTTTCATTTCCTTGTATGTGTGCTGATGAATTGTCTCAAAGTCCTTCTCAGGCTCAGCAGGGAAATCGCTTTCGCCTGTTGTGATGTCAAAATCAACATTGAGAGTTTTGTTCCAAGAGCGATAAGATGTTCTGATGTTCTCAGCCTTTGAGAAGCGGTCAATAGCCCACTTTCCAATTTCCTTCTGCCACTTTTCATAAGCCTTCTTATACTTTGCTTCGTTGGCTTCTTGTGAGGCATAGTTCTTTTCTAGTTCTGCTAGACGAGTCTCTAGTGCCTTGATTACCTTTGGTGTTGCCACCTTTACTGTGATTGCTCTACTCATTGTTATTACCTTTCGTTGGTTGTTTAGTTTGTTTGAGTATTATAGCAGGGGGGTCTGACATTTCTGCGACCCCCCTGCCGTTAGATTATACGCCTAGTAGGGTTTGAGCAGATACCGAAGTCCAACGAGTTTCCTTGTTGGGCATTTCTAGTAGCACACGCACCGAGCCAGATGTTTGTGGGTGGATTTCCTTAATCACACCTGTTTTCTTTGACTTGAGAGTGGTGAATAAATCGCCCACCTGATACAACTTGTCGTTGATTGTCATTTATTGCCTCTTTTCTTTGTTAGGTTGGTAATTATAGCATTGGGGTCTGACATTAGTCTAGCCCTATCTCACTATGTGAGAAAGTTATTGTGTGATAAAAATCACAAGTATTCGGTTAGATCGCCATCCATGATCTCATTTAGCTCTAAGCCTTCTGAGTCTGCGATTGCTTCCCATAGATCCATTTCATTAAAGTCTCCATCAGGATGTCGCTCTGATAAGATAGAATAAAGATTATTCATTAGTAATCCTCCTCTGGTAGCCAAGCGTGTAAGTGGTGTTGCTCTATGATTGCGCTAGCGGGTGCATGGTTGCTTCCACGATAAGATACGCCTTCTGGCATTTCGATTAGTCTATTGTAATCTTCTTCGTAGTAGGCATCAATAGCCTCGATGCAAGGTTGCACCATAGAAAGTGGAACGGGTGGGTAATGATTACCCTGTAAGTGATAGCCTAGTGCTACTTCTAAATCTAATTCGTTAGATAAATCTAATGCTGTATTGTATCCCATTAGTTAGCCACCTTAAGGATAGCCCATGAACCGCCTGCGTTAATTTCATCAAGTGCAGGTTGTAGTGTTGGAGCAATTAATTGCTTTAGTAATGACTCTAGCATTAGGACCTGCTCTGACTTATCAAGCATAAGTAAGCGGGCACCTGTTGGATTAGTTTCATCAACTTCAGTTACGAAGCGGAGAGAGTGTTCGATAGTTATCATTTATTGCCTTTCGTTGTTGGTATAAGAGTATTATAGCGTAGGCCACTGACAAATTGTGCAACACTCCCAAGATTAATCTAATTTATTTTGTGATTAATCTCACAAAAATCCAGGGGGTTGTGGATAACGCCCGTAAGCCTGTGGATAACCCCGCAGTATTGCGGGCTTCCCGCAGCTTTTATTGATCAAATTTATTTTTATGTTTTATTTTGCGTGTGTATTTTTTTTTATTACGAACAGGTTGCGCCGCATTACTGCGGCGCAATTCCTGAATTCGTTTTACTTTATCTCGAAGTGAATTTTGGAACATTGTATCCACTCGCTTCGTGAAATCGTGTTACATCAAATCGCTCATTATCTTTAGCAAACATTTCAGCGAAATCATTTACCATTTTAGAAAAAACAGCGGGGTGAGTTTTATCGCTAGCATACTTTAGAATTTCTGCGGTTGCGACATAATCTTTGCGTGTCATCATTTTGTTACGACCTTTCGACCTTCACGATAGAAAATTTTTGTGTAGCATTTGCCTGATGGCGTATAAAGATTTACAGTTGAGTATTCGTTAGCAAATCCCCAATCGGTGAAAGAGAAAAAATCTTTCCATGCTTCGAATTCATCATTGAACGGCTTACTCCAATGAGGAGCATTTTCATCATAGGCAATAGTTATTTTATACATTAGTTGTTCTCCAATTCTTTTACACAATCGCATTGTTCGCAATCGTAGTCGTTATCATTACCAAAAAAGATTACTCCGTATCCGTGGCAATCTATACAATCTATTCTTATTAGTGAGTTTATCATTTAGTTTTCCTTTCGTTTTGTTATTGCTTATTATAGCCTAAGCCACTGACATTTTAGTCCGCTTCGGGGGTAGTGAATAAGGCTCCCTCATTAAGTAGCCCTACCTCAATGTTAAATAGTTCATCAGGGGTGGCTTCGGATAAATCTACCCAGCCCGCACCATTTTGATCAATTCTAAAAATCTCAATGTATCCCATTAGTGTTGTTCCTCGCAATCTTTGTCATAGTCAAATCCGCAAAAGTAGCAACCCATAAATTCTAGGTGTTCGATACAGTAATACTTAAATTGACTTTCATCACAGCAAAAATGTTGCTCGTCTGCGATTTCATAGAAATCGGTTTTGTCGATTATGTTTAACATTAGTTTTCCTTTCGTTTGTTTATTTAGTTATTGTACCGCAAGGGTCTGACAAATTAGTCAGACACCTTGACGGCTAAATAGCGGTATGTATCTTTTAGATTTAGCGGGGCTGAATAATGAGGTCGAACCTGAACCTTGTATGTATCACAATTCGCATACCATACATCATCATTTTTTTCCGCTGAGATAATTTCACCCTTTAGAGTTTTTGAGTGATAAGTTTTTCCTACAAGTAGGCTTTCGATAGAATAGACATTTGCTGACATTTGAGTCCGCCTTTCGTTTGTTGATAGTAGCAATTATAGCCTATCCCACTGACATTTTCTAATTACTAGCGAGTAATTCCAAATAATGAGACGCTCAAGTCATGTGATAAAAATCACAAAATCTCGGGCGTGTCGCAAATTCCAGGGGTTGTGGATAACTCCCGTAACCCTGTGGATAACCCCGCTCTTTTGCGGGCGCATCAACTTTTGTCAAGTCGACACGCCGTTACTTATTTAAAATCTTTAAAAATTTCCTCAAGCTTTAAAATTTGCTCATCTGTTAAATGATCAATTTCAATTGCTTTTTCAAATCCAAAAAAATCCGTCATTCGCTCATCAACCTTTCTAAATCGTCTGCGTTATCTCTCATGTAATTATCTTGAAAATCTAGTAACGCCTCATTGTAAGCAATTGGGTCACAATCTTTTAAGATTTGGGAGGGATAAAAAACAGCGTTACCCATTTCATAGACGGGATAACAATCATCAAGCATTTCATCAAATAATTGTTTAATCGCAAAAGTAATTTCAAAATCTAGCATTAGTTAGTTTCCTTATCTTGTAAAATGTTAAGAATAATTTGTAATTGTTCAACAGAAAGAAGTGCTTGAGCACAGCCCCATGTAAATGCTAAATCCATTTCTTGATAATGTTTTTTAGCAAGTGTATTTATTTCTTGAGTTAATTCGAAATTAGTTTTCATTTAGATACATACCAATCTGTCCACATAGGAAGTTGCTCAGGGTCACCATCATAGTAGTAACGCTCAATGTTTTGTTCACAATCCATACAGAAAGTGTATTGCTCATCTCCGATTTCTGAGATAGCGGATTTCATAGGGTTATGTTCTTTACATAGTGTGTTTAGTGTAGTCATTTGAGACCACCTTTCTTTTTGTTTGTATGTCGCTATTGTAGCAGGGGGGTCTGACATTTTGACCTGTTTCTCGGGCGTGTCGCAAAACTATTTTTGTGATAAAAATCACATAAATCCTGGGGTTTTCCACAGATGCCCGTAAGCCTGTGGATAACTCCCGCAAGTACTTGCGGGCCAGCTTGACAATGTCAAGCCGACACGCCGTTAGGCTAGTGTGATTCTTGCCACATCTCACGCATCTCCGCTATGAAGTCACGATAGACGATCCTCGCCATGTATAGGGCGGGGATAGCAAGGGCTAACTGTACTAGTGTAGTAAGTAGTCTATTCATGCGGTCACCTTTATGTTCTGAACATTAGCGGTAAACTTTTTACCCTTTCCTAATTCGCTATCGTTAAGCGTTTTAATTAGATTATCAATAGCCTTAACATCATGAGCGACATTATCGATTGAGATTAGTTTAGAGCCTTGCCAAATTGAGTAAGTGATAGTCATTATTAGTTCTCCCATGTTAGTGCGAATAGTTTTGCTAGTGCTTCATCATCTTCATCATCAAAGTCATCAAAGTCAAGCGCTGGCGCTTCATCTAGTTCATCATCAAGGTGACGATAGGCGTCTGATACATCTGATTGGATAGTGTCCCACTTAGAGACGGAATTATTTTCGTATGAGTATGCGTATGACATTATTTATTCATCTCCTTAGCGATAGCCTCTGACTTAGTTAGTGCCTCTAGGGCGATTGCTAGGGAGGCAAGGCGTTGCGCCTCTACCATTTGCTTGTATTCATCTAGGTTCATTTATGACCTTCTTTCGTTGTTGTTATTCTGTAATTGTAGCGTATGGGTCTGACAAATTGGGGAGGTTGGCTAGTGTGTCGGTGTGATACTAGTCACACTCTCCACATGGGCATTGAGGAAACTCTCGCTCTTGCTTTATGCGGTTAGCGAGTCGCTCTACCTTTAGGTAGGTATCAGCGGAGGCACCTCGGAAAGATACTACCTTTCCTTCAGCGATAAGGTGAGCAGCCTTAACAATCTTTTGCTCTAATGTTAGTGAAGTCATTATTTAACTTCCTTTCTTTTTGTTATACCTTAAGCATAACATGGGGGTCTGACAAAAATCAAGTCGAGAAAGGCGCAATTCGGACATTTCGACTATGAGTTACATCACATTTACAAAAAATAAAGGGCAATTCGGACATTATGGGCGCACTATCTGAAATTATTTTCGTTTTTTAACTCTGTATCATACATGTAAAAAATATATTAACATTTTCTTAAATCTGAAAAAGCAGTTGACTAGAATATAGGGCGGGGTATAATAAGGGTATGGAACCATATGCATCTATAGTGAAGAAACAACTTGCTCAAATATTAGAGAAAGAACCCAATGCTGTTTTAATTGAGAAGAACATTGTTGTATTAAAAAACTGGCTATCAGATGATCTTTGCGACAGATTAGTAGCTCATGTAGAATCCTTTGGAGAAGATGCTTGGTGGGAAAAAAATAAACGAGAATGGTGGCATGGCAAATTCTTTTTTATAGAAGATCCAGATCTTGATGCAGAGCTAAAACATATGCGTATAAGGCTACAGGAGCTCTTTAGACAGGAGCTTTGGGTAGAAAGCATGAACTCTGTTCATAGAATGACTAAAGGGCAGTCTATGTTCATACATGCTGATAATTTGGCGGAATCCCTTGGATTAGATAATAAGTGCGTATTTGGTGTTACACACTATATAAGCAATTTTGACGGCGGTGAGATATCCTACCCAAATGTAAAATTTATTTACAAACCAGAAAAAGGCGATTTGTTGCTACATCCTGGATGGGAAGAATATGCCCATCATACAGAAGATGTTATAGGTGATAGAGTAAGATATATTGTAGCTGGATTTGCATCACTTCCAGAGGCGGAAGAATTAAGAAAAAATGATCAGCTATATGAAGGCATAGATGCAGTTAAAATGTCTAGTGCTGTAAATGGAATATTTGGGAAAGATGATTTGCCTGAAAATTTCTTCACAGTCCCACATGAGTATTTAGAAAAAAAATAAAAGGTATTGACTTCTATAAAAACAAAATGATACACTTAGTTTGCTTTGTGGGGGCTTACCCTGAAACTCAATATGTACCAGATAACATCTGAGAATATCGTTTTAGGACTGCTTCTCTATCTTTCCAAAAAGAAAAAATTTGGGGGGTAGGGGGGCTTTCCTAAAATCTAATATACCCAGATAAACAATTACAAAACATAAAGAAAATACATAAGAAAAGGCGGGATAAAAAGATGAAGTTAATAATTTCAATAGCCATAGTAACTGTAATAACCTTTATCCTTGGTATAGCATATCAGATATTGGCTAGATAATAAAACGGACAATATGGACATTGATTTAATCACACATCCTAGATCAGCAAAACATTGGTTTAGATGGTATATTCAAAATAACACTGACCTAACCATAGATACTCTTCCATATATAAAAAAAGAGTCGGGAACAATGGAGATAGATAATTCATTTAATGCCAAATTCAACAGTTTAACCTCTCTTGGTAATACAATGGCTATAATTAGAAACCCAGAAGACTGCCTTTCTTCATTATTAACTATGGAATCTTTGGATAACTTAGAACTTAGGCTTAATCAGTATGTATACTACTATGAGTTTATTCTAGACAATGTAGAGCATATTTTTAGATTTGAAGATGTTATTTCTGATCCCGCCATGATTGCAGAGTATTTCTGCAAAAGGAGCAATAAGACCTTTAACCCTGTAAAAACAGATTATGCTCAATATGAGCAGTGGTATCTGCAAACTCAGGATCCTAAAAAACTAATTACCTCAAAGACTAATAGCCTATATGATCAATCTCGGTCTATTCTCGATAATGTAGATTTATCTAGGCATAATGACCTTTATGAGAAAGCATTGGCAAAATGTTTAATATTGTAGTCTCTATTTTCGACTCACTTTTTTCAAGTTCTGTTTCACGTGAAACATGTACTATGATATATAAGATAATAGGTTAATATGAGGGCCTATAGCTTAATCTGGTTAAAGCAATTGTCTTATATGCAATCGACTTTGGGTTCAAATCCCAATAGGCCTACTTTGTTTCACGTAGAACATGGAGTATAATAGTAATATGTTAGCTTATGATGTTCCTCTTTCCGCCCTCATTTTTATTCTATGGGCAGGTGTACCTGTACAGGAATATATAAATGGGCCAACTGAGGAAGAAACTCTGGCATATATAGAGATGTTGAACAAAATCATAGAAAATGAAAATGATGGTCTCTAATTTTCGGCTCACTTTTCGCCGCACTATTTTAGGAGTTTATTGTGGAGTATGAAGTAATAAAAAACAATATTGTTTATTTTAAGAATGCCGTACCAAATCATAAAGAAATTATTGAGTGTATAGAAAATGTCGAGAATAATATAATTACTAAATGGGTGCCATGGGGAAATAAATATTCAACTTCATTTGAGCAAAAAGATAGTACAACAGAGCTGTATGGAAACGGAAAGAGTATCCATAGCCCTATTTTTGATAAAGCAGGAGAATCCAAAGATTATTACTGGGTCTACGACTCTTTGTATAAAGCCTTATCAGAATGCTCTTCGATATACAAAGATATAATGGATATAGACGAGTCAGTTAATCCAAGATTAGAGACTCCTGGTTTTGTAGTTGGTAGATACGATTCAGAAAAAAGCAGAGGACTTCACTCAGACTGTAATTACGACGACCTAGAACACTCTTATGTTTTTTACCTTAACGATGATTATGAGGGTGGAGAATTAAGCTTTCCAGAACTGGATGTAATTTTTAAACCAGAAGCAGGAAGTGTTGTAATGTTTAAATCAAATGAGGTAGACAACATACATCAAGCACACATTTCGTATGGTATTAAATATATCATTCCACATTTTTGGAGAATGGGACCATCTCAAGGATTTATACCTTTTGGCACAACCTTAGATCAATATGTTAATGATGCGAAAAACAATATTACTCACAATTTTTATGATCTTATTAGAGTAGATAAAAAGGACGTTGCTAGTGAATACAAATAATACAAGATATAAGATATTTGATAACTATCTCGACTTATCTTCTTTTACCAAGCTGCAGTATTCTATTTTAGATAATGGTGCTTTCCCGTGGAATTATAATGCTTACATAGTATCTCCAAACGATAAAAGAGCTTTAGATAGACACCAATTTACGCACGTTTTTTTTCGAAGTTCTCCTAAAGAAACTTTAAAATCTGACCACTACCCAGATTTATCAGATTTAATAAACAAGATAGCCCCATCAGATTTAATGAGAGTCAAGGCCAATCTTGGAATAAAAACTTCAGAACATTTAGAGGGTGGTTTTCATACAGATACAAATATTCAGCATAATACAGCAATTTTTTATTTAAACACAAATAATGGGTACACGCAATTTGAAGACGGAACTATTATAGATAGTGTTGCTAATAGACTTGTTGTTTTTGACTCTACTATACTACATTCTGGATTTTCTCAAACAGACAAAAATACAAGATGCGTAATAAATCTTAACTACACAGGAGGTTTATCTTATGAATAAAGTATACTTAGACGAAAATATATTTTACATAGAAGATTTTGTCGATAAAAACTCTATATCTATACTAAAAGAAGAGATCAATAATTTGGATTCCCTAGATAAAGATCACGAGGGTCTATATCATGACGTATTTCTTTTGACAGATAGATCACAAGAGTTATGGGATAACATTGTAAGAAATCTAGAAGGTTTGTTTGACAATGATGAAGAGTACCTGCATAATTTTCCACATGCTCCATTTTTGATAAAATATGTAAACAAAGAAAGCAAGCCAACGGGATGGGCAATGTATCCTCATGCCGACAATATAGATTATAAAGATGATCTAGGTGAACATAATGCTAGTGTTTTAAAAGGAATTGTTATTTATGTTACCGATGATTACAGTGGTGGAGAAATTGTATATGTTAATAAAGATATTACATTTAAGCCGAAAGCTGGCTACTTAGTTTGCCACCCAGGTTCTACTGAATATACACATGGAGTAAATAGCTTTACTGGTGGAGATAGGATTATAATTACTGGATTTGTTCATAAAAGAAAGAAACCCAATTAGAGGCGGATCTAATTGGGTTTCTTAGCACTTACGTGCTTACATAAGGAGATTTCTCTCAACCTACGTAATTTTATTTAGTTCTTTTTCTGTTAAAAAATCTGATAAAAAGATTTTCTATTTTACACTCAAGACATTTGCAAGTTGACAGAACCTGGTTATCCATTCTAAAGTATGGAGTTTGCATTACTCTGTGAAAATGCTTTGGTGACATGTATAAATTATACCATTTATTGTTGAGCTAGTATATCGTTTTCATCAAGCTTGTTGTAGATTTCACCCATAAAGTAAATCATTGCTGGATGTGCTTCTTTTGTTTTTGATTCTACTTCTTCCTCAGTCATACCAGACATTAACGCCATCTTTGTATTGATAGATTCATAGACTGCAACCATAAGCTCTACTACTGATTCTTTATCCTTGTTCATCTTTTCCGTCTTCCGCTCTAAATGCTGGGGAAGGTCCCAGCAAAAAACCATCTTCATGATATTTTACCATTTTTTCAATTTCATTGCTACCAACAGTTCCCTTGGCCATTAAGCATAATACGTCATATATTCTATGAAGCATTATATAGTTAACCATAGGAAGGTTGTCTTCTAAATTATTGCTCTGATTGTCCATTTTTTACTTTCATATCTTCAAGCAACTCATCTATAGTATTTAAACCTCTAGATTTGGCTTCTTCAACATATTCTTTAACTATAATAAGAGCTTTTTCAGCAAGTAGCAAGCCAGGCATATGCATGCAAGGAATATTTCTTGCTACCTTAGCTCTTAATTCCTCATCAAATTCATTTTTTAGTGGCATTTTTAATACCCTCCAACATTTTTGAATAAATAGCACTACCAATATAATTTTTATAATGGCAAGAAAGGCAATACACAAATATTTTTTCTTCTACGTCTTCGTTTGAAAAGAGAAGACCTTGGTCTAATGGGCAAACCATCTCTGACACAAGGCCTTCTCTTGAGAGAGCTAGATATTGAGATACTACTTGTATCTTAATATTAACTCCTTTCTAACTTTTAGATGGAAATTTATTTAACCACTCTTTTGTTCGAGGAGTTAAACCTTTCCATGACGACCAATCTTGACCGCCATTGGTCATATAATACGTTATCTCTGCGTTGATTGCTGGATCGAATAACGAGTAGTTACTATCCAGTTTGAACTTTTCTTTACGATCATCACCCAAGTTTCCTAGCATGTTAATCTGAAAAATTCCATAGGAACTGTCTCCAGTTTTCCTGTTGCCGTTATAAGCCATTGGGCGTCCATTAGACTCCTTTTTAGCTACAGCCCACGCCATTTTAAGGGCGCTACCCTCAAAGCCTACAGCTTTGAGGAGTTTAACCAATTCTAAATCTGTTAAAGATTCAGAAGGTTTCCACACAGTATTGCTGAATTGCTCCAGCATTTCCTTGTCAAGTTGTGCTTCGGTTTTTACTTCTGGTTTTACAACCAGTGCAGATGCTGATTGAATTATTTCTGGTTGACCAGTAAATAAAAATAGTACAGCTACTGCTATTGCAACATAGTGATGTAAAACATCGCTAAGTTTTTGTTTTATATTCTCCATAGGCATTTCCTCCAATAGAGATAACGAACTCTAAGAATACCATTAACCTTTACAATATGTCAACTTAAAAATAAGTATTTATTAATTCTAGTTAACTAATAAACTAGTTGTTTAATAAACTTTTTCACCCTTCCTTTCTATAAAAAAGTTTGGTAGAATAAGACTCTTACTAAATTTTATGTGCCATTAGGCGGAAAAGAGACAAAAATGACAAAAATCAAAAACTTTAATCAATCTTCAGACTACTTTGAGGAAAAGCCAATGTCACTAATTGAGATTAATGAAGATAGCGCTTTAATAGATAACCCCTATGAAAATTTTATAGCTATGTCTCGATATGCAAGATGGATACCTTCTGAAAATAGAAGAGAGACATGGAAAGAGACTGTAGATAGATATTTTTCTTTTATGCTAAATCACTTAAAAGAAGATTTTGACTATACTCCAGATGAAGTTCTTTTGTCAAATCTTAAAGATGCTGTATACAAAAGAAATGTAATGCCTTCAATGAGAGCTGTTATGACTTCTGGTCCCGCCCTAGAAAGAGACAATGTGGCTGGCTACAACTGTTCGTATTTGCCAGTAGATCATCCAAGAGCATTTGATGAAACAATGTATATCTTGATGTGCGGCTCTGGAGTTGGTTTTTCTGTTGAGTATAAGTACATTAATAAACTGCCATCTATTCCTAGCGCATTAGAAAAAACAGGAGAAGTAATTGTTGTTGAAGATTCAAAATCTGGGTGGGCAACTGCGTATAAAACTCTTTTAAAAAATTTGTGGGATGGTAAGATACCGTCTTTTGATGTTACAAAAGTTAGACCAGCTGGAGCAAGACTTAAGACTATGGGCGGAAGGTCTTCTGGACCACAACCGTTAGTAAATCTTTTTGATTTTACTATTGCAAAATTTAAAACAGCAGCAGGAAGACAACTAAAGCCAATTGAGTGTCATGATATTATGTGTAAGATCGGAGAGGTTGTAGTTGTCGGAGGAGTTAGAAGATCAGCTATGATTTCTCTTTCAAATATTAATGATATAGAAATGGCTTCTGCAAAATCTGGCAACTGGTGGGAAAACAATCCTCAACGTGCCCTTTCAAATAACTCTGTGGCTTATTCTAGAAAGCCAGACATGGAGCAGTTTATTGCAGAGTGGAAATCTCTTTATGATTCAAAATCAGGAGAGCGTGGCATATACAATGTTGCAGCAGCACAAAAGCAAGCGGCACTTTATGGAAGAGACCCAGATATTCATTATGGAACAAATCCATGCTCTGAAATTATTCTTAGACCAAATCAGTTTTGCAATTTATCTGAAGTTGTATTAAGAGAAGATGATAATGAGGAGTCGGTTTCAAGAAAAGTAGAACTTGCTTCTATTCTTGGTACATGGCAATCAACCCTTACTAATTTTAAATATATTAGAGATGTTTGGAAGAAAAACACAGAAGAAGAGAGACTTCTAGGAGTTTCTTTAACTGGGCAGTTTGGAAATGCAATTTTTTCAGGAAAATCTAGATCTGCAAACGAATTTGCTTGCGGGAAAGGGTGTGTTGATCTTTGCAGCAATCAGGATCACATAAAAGAAGATAACTATACAAGACTTGAGCATATGCTTCAAAGATTAAGAACCCGTGCAAGAGAGGCAAACATTCAAGAAGCATCTGCAATTGGAATTAATCCATCTGCTTCAGTAACATGTGTTAAGCCCTCTGGAACAGTTTCTCAACTAACTGGAGTTTCATCTGGAATGCATCCATGGCACTCTGAGTATTACATAAGAACCGTTCGTGGATCTAAAAATGATCCAATTTCTATATTTCTAAAAGAAGTTGGTATACCAGTTGAAGATGATGTAATGAAGCCAACAGAAACAGATGTTTTTTCTTTTCCTGTAAAGGCCCCTAAACATGCCACTTTTAGAAAAGATCTTACTGCAATCGAGCACTTGGAGCTATGGTTAATTTATCAACGTGCTTGGTGTGAGCATAAGCCATCTATTACAGTATCCGTTAGTGATAATGAGTGGATGGAGGTGGGGGCTTGGGTTTATAAGCACTTTGATGAACTTTCAGGTATATCATTCTTGCCATATTCAGATCACTCTTACAAGCAAGCACCGTACCAAGAAGTTTCAAGGGAAGAGTATGATGCTTTAGTTGAACAAATGCCTAAGTCTATTCGTTGGGAAGATTTGTCTTTTTATGAAACAGAAGACGGAACATCTACTAACGCAACTCTAGCTTGCAGCTCTGACGGCAATTGCGAATTGGTAGATATTAGCGCATAGTGGTACAATAATATAATTGGGCTAAAGCCCAAAATTCCTGGGCAACCCGCCTAGAAATAAGGAGGATCAAAAATGGCAAAAGCTAAAGAAGATCTTAATGGAGATGGAAAGGTTACAATGCAAGAGAAAATTCTAGCAGCACTAGCAAGTTACGGACGTCATTTCTTGGGAGCTGCAATTGCTCTCTATATGACTGGCAACACTAGTCCAAGGGACCTACTACTGGGCGGATTTGCTGCCACAGCACCCGTAATTTTGAAAGCACTCAACCCGAACGAGCCATCGTTTGGCTTTACAAATAAGTAATAAATAGTCGATTAGAAATACTCCTGTGCTAAAATTAGTACAGGAGTATTCCTATTTAGGAGACTATGGCAAATGGCAGGACAAAAGAATTTCGAAGTAGATCAAAATGCAACATTTAGTTTTATAGTAGAATATAAAGACGAAAATGATAATGCGATTGATCTGAGTGGCGCATCTGCAAAGATGCAAGTCCGTGATACAAAAGGCGGAGCTAAATTAGCCGTCACATTAACATCACCTTCTGGTGGAATTACAATTGATGGACCAAATGGTAAATTAACTGTAAAAATGACACCAACACAAACAAACAAAATCTTTTATCCTAAATCATCTTATGATTTAATGGTTATAGATTCTAATGGGAATAAGATAAAGCTCCTTGAGGGTTTTATGACTCTCAGTAGATCGGTAACTATATAATGGTTGAATCCGTAGTTGTTAGAGAGCAAATAAATAAAATTGTAATCTCTTCCGCAGGACCGCAAGGTCCAAGAGGAAGAACAATCTTAAATGGTTCTGGAGACCCTTCAGCAAATTTAGGACTTGAAGGAGATTTTTATTATAACACTGTCTCTTCGGCTTTTCACGGACCAAAACTTTCTGATCAATCTTGGTCGGGATCTAGCAAGATATATTTAACTAATAATACTTTAGTGTACTCATGGGAACTAGCTCAAGTTACTGGGCCAACTCTAGGAGTGTATTCTGTTGTTATTAGCCATGGGTTAGGATATCAACCAAATGTTACCGTAAAGTCTAGTGCTGGAGATATTTTAGAAACTGGCATAGATTACAATAGTAATAACCAAATAACACTGACTATGGCTCAACCATTTTCAGGGACAGCATACCTGTCATAAGGAGATAGCAAATGGCAAGAAAATTTTTAGTTAGCGTTGATCTCAACAAGAATGAGTTGCTCAATGCTAGAATCCAAAACTTAGGCTCAGCGCCTTCTAGTCCAGTATCTGGACAAATTTATTACGATACATCAAATCAAACGATGTATTACTACAATGGACTATCCTCGCCTAACGGCCCATGGATGCCAATGTCTGGCTCCACAGAAGTAATTCAAGATGTTATTGGCTCATCGGTACTTGCTGGTACAGCGCTTACTGCAACTTACGACGATGTAGCTGGAACTACAACATTAAAGTTAAATGACACCGCAGTTGCGGCAGGCTCATACGGATCAACAACAAAGATCCCATCATTTACAGTAGACGCACAAGGTAGATTGACAGCAGCAAGCGAGTCAGACGTAGCAACAAATCTTTCAATTGCTGGTGATACTGGAACAGATACAATAGATCTTCTTTCAGATACTTTAACAGTTTCTGGCGGAGAAGGAATTGATGTAGATGTAACAGATAACACAATTACAGTTTCTGCAGAAGACGCTTCAACTAGCAACAAGGGTGTTGCTTCCTTTGAATCAGCCGATTTTAATACAACAAGCGGACATGTCGAATTAAAAGATACAGTAGTTAAGTCATTAACAACTGATTCAGGAGATCTTACTCCATCAGGACACTCTCTATCAATTTTGGGAGGAGAGGGAATTGATGTAACACACACTGGAACATCAATTACTGTAGCTGGAGAAGATGCGAGCACAACTAATAAGGGTGTTGCTTCTTTTGCGGATGCAGACTTTACAGTAACATCTGGTGCGGTAACAATTAAAAATGTTAACCTTGCAACTCAGACTACTGGAAATTATATTGCAACAATTTCTGGAACAGCAAATGAAATTGAAGTTACTGGCTCTGGATCAGAAAATTCAGCCGTAACAATTGGATTGCCAGATGATGTAACAATTGCAGGCAACCTGACAATTAGCGGCAATCTCGATGTACAAGGCTCAATTAACTCAATAAGCACAACTGAAGTTAATATTGTTGACAACAAAGTTGTTTTAAATACAAACGTTGACGGTGCACCAATAGCAGATGCTGGATTAAAGGTAAATCGTGGAACTTCAGCAGATGTAGAAATTCTATGGAATGAGTCATCAGATCAATGGACACTGACAAATGATGGTACAAATTATCACGAGATAACAAGAAAGTATAAGCAAACTCTTAGCACATCAGCAACATCTTATACTTTAACTCATAATCTAGGAACAAAAGATGTAGTAACTTCTATTTATGAAGTTGCTTCACCATACGCAGAAGTAGAAGCAGATGTTGAACATACATCAGATTCAGTTGTAACTATTAGATTTGCAGTTGCACCAACAGCTGGAGAATATAGAGTAGTTGTAATAGGATAAGGATTTTAAATGGCCAAAAAGTTTAAGTCATTACTAAACCTTCTAACACTTGCAGAAGATCCACTTGTTGGCTCATCTGGAGATGTATACTTTAATGTTACAAGTAAAAACATTAAGATATACAATGGTGCAATGTGGGTTGACTTAACTCCAGGCTCTACAGATCCCGCTCCGTTTTATATGCACACTCACACATACGATGGAGATGTGCATACAATTAACTTACAAGAAACTATTGATTTTTCTAATATTAATGAAAATGCTAGCGTTGAAGAAGATACTCCTGTTATAATTGGCATAGATGGTGGAAGTCCAAATTCAAACTATAACAATGTAAGTTACACACAACTCACCTTGTTAGACGGAGGCGAAATTGCCTAGTAATTATCCAAATTCGTTAGACAATCTTACAAACCCAGAAAGCACTTCAAGTTTAGAAGGTCATGCTTCTTTACATGCAACTGTAAATGATGCAATTGAAGCTATTGAACTAAAGCTGGGTGTAGATGGATCTTCAGATGTAAACTCTATTGATTACAAAATAGCAGAGTTAGAGACAAGCCTAAATGCTTTAGATGCAGAAAATGCATCAGAGCTACTTGGTTTGGACGGAAACAATGATATATCAGCAACCGTTTGCGATATTGAAAATGCAACAACTTTAGATTCTTTCAATAAGAATACATTTTCTACTATAAAGTATACAATCCAAATAACCAGGGGGGCAGAAATCTATGCCTCAGAAATATTTATTGTAAATCATGAAAATGATATAAATGCTTCAGAATCAAACATAATAACAAACACAAACAACACTCTATTTAGTTATACATTTGAAGAAAATTCAGGTATAATTAGTCTCAAGATCACCCCTGTAAGTACTGCTGTTACAGCCAGATATTACAGAACAGCAATTAAAAAATAAGCAGTAAGAGGAGTCATATCAATGGCAACAGTAAATAAAAACTTTAGAATTAAACATGGTCTGGTTGTTGAAGGCTCAACAGCTACGGTTAATGGTCAAAATATACTTACAGAAACAGGTTCAGATCAATATATTCTGAATTTGGTTGGTGGCCAAAACCTCATAGATTCAGTAGCATCTGGTCTTTCAGTAGATGGCAATAGCCAACTTTCTATTGACCGCACAGTTGTTGACGGTTGGTATGATTCAAATGGTGCAGCAGCGGCAGCACTTTCAGACGCACAAGATTACGCAGATACAGCTGAAGCAGATGCAGTAACAGCAGCAAATTCTTACACAGATGGTCGTGAGACTGCAATCACAACTGCTTACGAGGCATACGCTGACCAGGCAGAGGTAGATGCTAAGGCTTACACAGACACTCGTGAAGGAGCAATCACAACTGCTTACGAGGCATACGCTGACCAGGCAGAGGTAGATGCTAAGGCTTACACAGACACTCGTGAAGGAGCAATCACAACTGCTTACGAAGCATACGCTGACCAGGCAGAGGTAGATGCTAAGGCTTACACAGACACTCGTGAAGGAGCAATCACAACTGCTTACGAAGCATACGCTGACCAGGCAGAGGTAGATGCTAAGGCTTATACAGACACTCGTGAAGGAGCAATCACAACTGCTTACGAGGCATACGCTGACCAGGCAGAGGTAGATGCTAAGGCATATGCTGATCAGAAGGTTGCAGACCTTGTTGATTCAGCACCAGCACTTCTTGATACACTTAATGAATTAGCAGCAGCAATTGGAGACAATCCAAATTATGCAACAGATTTAGCTACGTCAGTAGGAGAAAAGGTAGCAAAGGCTGGCGATACAATGACTGGGCTTCTTGTCCTTTCAGCAGACCCATCAGCAAACCTTGGTGCAGCAACAAAGCAATATGTTGATGCAGCCGAAACAGATGCTAAGGCTTACACAGACACTCGTGAAGGAGCAATCACAACTGCTTACGAGGCATACGCTGACCAGGCAGAGGTAGATGCTAAGGCTTACACAGACACTCGTGAAGGAGCAATCACAACTGCTTACGAAGCATACGCTGATCAGGCAGAGGTAGATGCTATTGCAACAGCTCAAGCAGCACTAGATGACGTTCTTGACGGAACAACACCGTTTACAGATCTCAACATCAATGATGTTGCAAAGCAGGTGGCAGCAAGAACAACATCCCTTGCTTCAGTTCCAGTAACTGCATACCAGTTTAACAAAACAAACTTTAAATCAGGTAAGTTCTTGATTAAGATTGATAACGGAACACACAATGAAATATCAGAAATTCTAGTAACACTAGATTCATCTAATAACGTAGCAATTACAGAATATGCAATCGTTGGAACAAATGGTTCAAGAGGAACAATTACAGCAGATGTAGATGGAACTCATTGCCGAATCAGAGTAAATCCATTAAATGATTCAACAATTACTGTAGCTGGTACAGTTTTTAACGCATAATTAAATAAAAGGTTATGGGGTTCCTTTTAAAAACCCCACCAAAACACTTAGGGGATATGTGAACTTAAATGTCTACAACAGATAAGAATTTTAAAGTAAAGAACGGACTCAATGTAGCTGGAGAAGCCACATTTGGGTCTAATGTCATTTTAGGACAAACCCCCCTCAGATTTGATACAGCAACAAATAAGCTCCAAATTCAGCTAAATGGGACATGGACCCCAATAGCTTTTAATTCAGAAATTCCAGATCCAGCTTCACAAATTAGCTTTATGGATATTGGCTTGGCTATTGATTATAACGGACAGCCAATATATACAGTACAAGCAAATGGAGTAAATCCCGATTCAACCAGTAAATTTGTAGATGGAGGATCTCCATATTCTACAGATTCTGAAATTTCAATGGTCTTTGATTCTGGAGTCATATCTTAATTCAGTAAGTGATACAATAAGCAGTATAAATAAAATATATAAGGGGTACCAAAATGGCAACAGTAAGATTACAGTTAAGAAGAGGTCTAGCAGATGATTGGTTTGATGCTAACCCAACACTAGCAGCAGGAGAAATTGGTATTGAAACAGATACCAACACATTTAAATTTGGAGATGGAAACACTCCATGGAACTCACTTGAATACGCTCTTTCTGGTACAGTAGATGACTATATTCCTTTAAGTACAAAAGCCCAAGCTGGTGGAGTCGCCTCTCTTGATAGCTCTGGCTTTGTTCCAGTATCTCAGTTGCCACCTCTTGCAAAAGTTACTGTTAATGCAGTTGCAGATCAGTCAGCTCGTTTAGCACTTACTGCAGAAACAGGAGATATTGCAATTCAAGCAGATAACGGACAATCTTATGTTCTTTCTGCTTCTCCAGCATCAACAGATGCAAACTGGAAAGCATTAGTTGGTTCAGAAGCTGTCGTAGATACAGTAGAAACAGCATTGGTGGCTGGAACAGGATTAGATAAAACTTATAACGATGCATCTGGAACAATTACAATTGATATTGATTCAACAGTTGCTACATTAAATGGAACACAAACACTAACAAATAAGACATTAACATCTCCAGTAATTAACACACCAACTGGAATTGTTAAGGCAGATGTTGGTCTTTCAAATGTTGACAATACTTCAGATGCAAACAAGCCAGTTTCAACTGCAACAGCAGCTGCAATAGCTACAGCAAAATCTCAAGCTCAAGGATATGCAGACGATCAAATTAATTTAGTTATTGGTGCTGCACCAGCTGCTTTAAATACTCTTAGTGAGCTTGCAGATGCACTCGCAGATGATGCAAACTTTGCATCAACAGTTACATCTAGCCTTGCAACCAAATCACCAATTGATTCTCCAACCTTTACTGGAACAGTAACTCTTCCAGGATCAACAGTTATTGGTTCAGTTGGAAGCGCAGAGATTGGATACCTAGACGGAGTAACATCTTCCGTCCAGGGACAGATTGATACTAAAGCGCCAATCGCTTCTCCAACCTTTACTGGAACAGTAACTCTTCCAGGATCAACAGTTATTGGTTCAGTTGGAAGCGCAGAGATTGGATACCTAGACGGAGTAACATCTTCAGTTCAGGGGCAAATCGATACTAAGCTTGCTTCGGCAGATGCTTCTTCAACCTATGCACCAATAGCCTCACCAACACTAACTGGAACAGTAACTCTTCCAGGATCAACAAGTATTGGCGAAGTTTCAAGCACAGAGATTGGATACCTAAATGGTGTAACATCTTCAGTTCAGGGGCAAATCGATACTAAGCTTGCTTCGGCAGATGCTTCTTCAACCTATGCACCAATAGCCTCACCAACACTAACTGGAACAGTAACTCTTCCAGGATCAACAAGTATTGGTTCAGTTGGAAGTACAGAGATTGGATATCTAGACGGAGTAACATCTTCCGTCCAGGGACAGATTGATACCAAATCACCAATCGCTTCTCCAACCTTTACTGGAACAGTAACGCTTCCAGGATCAACTAGTATCGGCTCAGTTGATAGCACAGAGATTGGATACCTAAACGGAGTAACATCTTCCGTCCAGGGACAGATTGATACCAAATCACCAATCGCTTCTCCAACCTTTACTGGAACAGTAACTCTTCCAGGATCAACAAGTATTGGTTCAGTCGGAAGCGCAGAGATTGGATATCTAGACGGAGTAACATCTGGAATACAGTCTCAAATAGATACCAAGCTTGCCTCAGCAACTGCTGCTTCAACTTATGCACCACTTGCTTCACCTACATTTACTGGTACAGTAACTCTCCCAACAGGAACAGTTACTTCTGGAGTTATAGCTAACGGAACAATTTTAGACGAAGATATTAATGCAACAGCAGCAATTGCTCAGTCTAAGATCTCAGGATTAACAACTGACCTTGCTGCCAAGGCACCACTTGCTTCACCAACATTTACTGGAACAGTATCTGGTGTTACAAAAGCAATGGTTGGCCTAGCAAACGTAGACAACACAACTGACGCAGCTAAGCCAATATCAACTGCTACACAAACAGCACTTGATGCAAAACTTGCCTCAGCAACTGCTGCTTCAACTTACGCACCACTTGCCTCACCAACATTTACTGGAACAGTATCTGGTGTTACAAAAGCAATGGTTGGCCTAGGAAACGTAGACAACACAACTGACGCAGCTAAGCCAATATCAACCGCTACACAAACAGCACTTGATGCAAAGCTTGCCTCAGCAACTGCTGCTTCAACTTACGCACCAATAGCTTCACCAACATTTACTGGAACAGTAAGTGCGGCAGACCTAACACTTTCTGGAAACTTAACAGTTAATGGAACTACAACAAATCTTAACTCAACCAACTTAGTTGTTGAAGATAAGAATATTGTTCTTGGAGATACAGCAACACCAACAGATGTAACTGCTGACGGTGGCGGTATTACGCTTAAGGGAACAACAGATAAAACATTCAACTGGGTTGATTCTACAGATGCTTGGACTTCATCAGAAGATTTAAACCTATCAACTGGTAAAGTCTATGAAATTGGTGGAACAACAGTTCTATCTTCATCACAAGTACTTGGTAAGTCTCTTCCAAGTGGAACAATTGTTGGCACATCAGATTCACAAACTCTTACAAATAAAACACTGACATCTCCAGTAATAAATACACCTACTGGAATTACAAAATCAGATGTAGGTCTTTCAAATGTTGATAACACAACGGATGCAAGCAAGCCCGTATCAACAGCGCAGCAAACCGCACTTGATCTAAAGGCAAATCTTGCCTCACCAACATTTACAGGAACCCCTACACTTCCTACAGGAACTACTGCGACAACTCAAGCGGCAGGAAACAGCACAACAGCAATTGCTACAACAGCATTTGTTACTGCAGCTGATAACCTAAAGGCAAATCTTGCCTCACCAACATTTACAGGAACTGTAGTTCTTCCAAGCACAACCTCAATAGGAAATGTTACTTCAACAGAGCTTGGATATGTAGATGGTGTAACTTCAGCAATTCAAACTCAAATTGATGCAAAACTTGCTTCTGCAACTGCTGCTTCAACTTACGCACCAATAGCTTCACCAACATTTACTGGAACAGTATCTGGTGTTACAAAAGCAATGGTTGGCCTAGGAAACGTAGACAACACAACTGACGCAAATAAGCCAATATCAACTGCTACACAAACAGCACTTGATGCAAAGTTAGGACTTGCGGGTGGAACATTAACAGGAGCACTTACACTTTCAGGCGCACCATCAGCAGACTTGCATGCAGCAACTAAGGCTTACGTAGATAACGTAGTTTCTGGAATTAATTTCCATCAGCCAGTAAGAGTTGCAACAACTGCAAACATTACTCTAAGCGGAACACAAACAATTGACGGAGTAGCGGTAGTTGCTGGAGATCGCGTCCTTGTTAAAGATCAAACTACACAAACACAAAATGGTATTTATGTAGTTGCAGCAGGAGCATGGTCTCGTGCAACAGATGCAGATAATAATCCAGCAGGAGAACTTGCAGGCGGAGATTTCTCTCTAGTTCTAGAAGGAACTGTTAACTCAGGTTATGGATATGTTTGCTCTAATACATCAACAATTACAATTGGAACAACAAACGTAACATATACACCATTTAATGCAGCAAAAGCTGTATCAGCAGGCTCTGGCCTAACTGAATCTACACCAGGAACACTTGGTGTTGCAACTGGTGGAATCACATCAGGAATGATTGCTGACGGAACAATTGTAGACGCAGACGTTAACGCATCCGCAGCAATTGCTCAGTCTAAGATCTCAGGACTTACTACTGACCTTGCTGCTAAGGCTCCACTAGCCTCACCAACATTTACTGGAACAGTATCTGGTGTTACAAAAGCAATGGTTGGCCTAGGAAACGTAGACAACACAACTGACGCAGCTAAGCCAATATCAACCGCTACACAAACAGCACTTGACCTAAAGGCTAGCCTAGCCTCACCAACATTTACTGGTACAGTAACTCTTCCAACAGGAACAGTTACATCAGGAATGATTTTGGATGGAACAATTGTCAATGCTGATATAAACGCATCTGCGGCAATTGATAAGACTAAGATTTCTGGTACAGCTATTACTGCTGGAGATACAGGAACTGTAACTTCAACTATGATTGCTGACGGAACAATTGTTAATGGGGACATAAACGCTTCTGCTGCAATTGCTCTTTCAAAACTTGCCAGCGGCACAAGCGGACAGATTATTGTTGCTAACGCCTCTGGTGTTCCAACATGGGTAGCTGAATCTGGAGATGTTTTAATCAGCGACACTGGAGTTACATCAATCTCAGCTGGAGTAATTGTAGACGCAGACGTTAACGCATCCGCAGCAATTGCTCAGTCTAAGATCTCAGGACTTACTACTGACCTTGCTGCTAAGGCTCCACTAGCCTCACCAGCTTTAACTGGTACTCCAACAGCTCCAACAGCAGCAGCTGGAACAAATACCACTCAGGTTGCTACTACAGCATTCGTAGGAACAGCAGTATCAAACCTTGTTGCAGCAGCACCAGCAGCACTTGATACTCTAAATGAATTAGCAACAGCTCTTGGAAATGACGCATCGTTTTCAACAACTGTTACAAATTCTATAGCAACAAAGGCACCACTTGCCTCACCAACATTTACTGGTACAGTAACTCTTCCAACAGGAACAGTTACATCAGGAATGATTGCTGACGGAACAATTGTTAATGGGGACATAAACGCTTCTGCTGCAATTGCTCAGTCTAAAATCTCAGGACTTACAACTGACCTTGCTGCCAAGGCACCACTAGCATCGCCAACATTTACTGGAACAGTAACTGTAGCAGCATCTGGTGTAGCCTTTACAGATGGAACACAGACAAAAGAAGGTGTTCCTTCACGGACTACAGTTTATGGTGCTGCTACTGGAGCTCAACAGAGTGCTATAACTTCTAGCGCAACACTAAGCCTACTAGGATATAGAGACTCAATGATTGAGGCAAACTCAGCATCTGATATTATATTAACAATTCCTCTAAATTCAGCAACAGCATTCCCAATTGGAACATCTATAGATGTTGTAAGAGTTGGAACTGGAAACTTGATTATAGCTGGAACAGCAGGCGTAACAATTAATGCTACTCCTCAAAATGCAACAAACCAGGCCAAATTAAGAGCACAATGGTCTTCAGCAACATTACTAAAACGAGGAACAGATTCTTGGATAGTAATGGGAGATCTTTCTGTATAATAGAATTGTAAAAGAAAAGGAGATAATGGTATGGCAATAGGCAAAAAAAGAGGTATAAGGTCCTCTGCACAGGATAACTTCTTAGAGCCAAGTGCAGTAACAGGCTTAAACGCAACAAATGTTGGAACGTCACGCCCATATTTGCTAACGGCTAACACAACTTCTGCAGCATCTGCAGCAGGAACTGGAGGAGCAGCAAACTTAGCCTGGACACTTCCATCAGCTTCTCCTGCAGCTACATCTTATACTATTACAACAAGTCCTGCAACTTATACTGTCACTACTGGAAATGCAAATCCATATTATACATTCCAAGGACTAGCTTCAGGAGTTTCTTATACATTTACTGTTATTGCTACTAACGCTGCAGGAAATTCTGCTGCAACCACTTCTTCTTCAACACCTATTTCAACAGTTCCTCAAGCACCAAGCGCAAGTGTTTCAACAGGTGCTGCTGGAGCAAGCCCAGTGCCAGCTGCTGGAAATGATAGAATTACATTTTCTGCAAATGCAACTGGCGGAAGCGCTATAACTTCATATAGAATAGTTTCAAGCTTGCGTGGTCAATTGACAGCTGCAGCAGCATCTCCATTTGATACAGCAGATCCAACCCTACCAGATGCAACTGCAGACGAGTCGTATACAGTTTACGCTTCTAATGCTCTTGGAGAATCTGCAGGAACAAGCACGGCTGCCATTCAGACATTTACACCACCACACTTCCCACCTTTCTTCCCACCATACTTCCCACCGTTCTTCCCACCGTTCTTCCCACCACACTTCCCACCGTTCTTCCCACCGTTCTTCCCACCGTTCTTCCCACCATTCTTCCCACCACACTTCCCACCGTTCTTCCCACCGTTCTTCCCACCATTCTTCCCACCATTCTTCCCACCATACTTCCCACCGTTCTTCCCACCGTTCTTCCCACCATTCTTCCCACCATTCTTCCCACCGTTCTTCCCACCGTTCTTCCCACCACACTTCCCACCGTTCTTCCCACCGTTCTTCCCACCGTTCTTCCCACCGTTCTTCCCACCGTTCTTCCCACCGTTCTTCCCACCACACTTCCCACCGTTCTTCCCACCGTTCTTCCCACCGTTCTTCCCACCGTTCTTCCCACCACACTTTGTTGGCGGCGGAAACTATTACTGCCCTTGCTGTTGCTGTTCAGGTAATAACTGGTTCTGTTAATTAATATTGATGGGGCGATAGAAATATCGCCCCAGGTATTGATTAAATTAAAAGGTTAATGTATAATTCTATAAAGGAGAAAAAATGTCGTATTTCGCATATGTAAAAGACGCAAAAGTTGAACATGTTCAATTTGTTAGCACCTCTACGCCAGCTGGAGAAAAATGGGTAGCACTGTATAGATCAGGAGTTACATTAAAATATTCAAGTAATTATGACGTAATGCCAGGAGACGTATATGTAGATGAAAAATTTTACAAAAAGGATATAGAGACTGGCGAAACTACTTTATTAGAAGATGGAGCTTGGACGCATCCAAAAGCAGTAAGATTTGCAGGAATTATGGATGGAGAAATTGTTGGCCAATGGGGATCAGGCAAAGAAAATTTTGCAAGCCAAGAAGAAATTGATGAATTTGTTGCTATGGTAGAAACTTCAGATGTAGTGGAGTTAAAGTTAGATGAGCAGTTTGTTGTTGAAAAAGGTTGGCTCTATGATGGAGTTAATTTTACTAATCCAGATAATGCTTAATGAGCGCAGAAGAAAATAGCAAAAGCGCCTGGCAAAAATATAAAGAAAATCTGGGCACAACAAGGCCCTGGGATTTTATAGACCCAAATGCAGAGTATGCAGAAGAGTCTTTATCTCAAGAAAGATATAGCATTTGCTCCTCTTGCCCAGAATTTATGAAATCTACAAAACAATGCAAAAAGTGTGGTTGTTTTATGGCGTTAAAGACTAAACTTAAAGACGCTGAGTGTCCAATAGGGAAATGGTAAGTAAAAATAATGTATGAAAAAGAAGAGTTGTTCCCAGGACTTTGGGTATATAGAAATGTAATCACTCCAGAATTAGATGTAATTAATAGACTTGAGAACGCAATATCCAATTCTAAGGGCATGCATACTTGGAAAGAGGCAACAGTAGGATATAGAGAAAAAATGCCTGACTATAGAGATTGTGTAGATTTTAAATGGAAAAAGTTTGAAGAAAGCAATCCCCTAGATAAATATAATAAAGATGTAGATGCAATTTGGCAAGATGTGCATGACGTACAACTTGTTGCGCTAAACGATTATTCTTCTTTCTACAATATTGAATTAAAATATTGGGAAGCTATGAATTTTATTAAATACGGAGAAGGCCAACACTTCTCCTATCATTCAGATCATGGATGGTCATACATATCAACAGTATCAATGGTTGCATATATCAATGATGATTATGAAGAGGGTGGTCTAAGATTTGATAAGCTTGATTTAACTATAAAGCCAAAAGCTGGAGACCTATACATATTCCCATCAACATATCTGTTTTCACATGCTGCCCTCCCAGTAAAATCTGGATTAAAATATTCAATTGTTACAATGACAGACTATAACGATGCAACTCATACAGAATCTTTTTACAGACAATTCATGTCTGATAAATCAATGAAAGACGGGTACTGATGAACTTTGATGTTTATAAAGTTTATCCAAACCAGTCAGCAAATATTCAGCCTTTAGGTGTAAAAAGAGAGTGGATGGATGAAACTTTTGACAAGCATGCATATCACTGTTTTCCAGTAAGCCTATCAAATACATTAGGTTGGGGAGTTTCCTTTCCAGTAGATATATCATTTATATGGGATGGAATATCAGACTCCACAGATACACACGTTAAAGTTTTAAAAGGAAACGAATATGTATCAACATCAAGAGCCAACGCAACAATTAGTTTTAATACAAACTTAGTTATAAGAACTGAAGAAGATGTTACTATGTTGGCAATGCCAACACCAAATTGGCCTATAGAAGGTGTTTGGCCTTTTACTACATTAATAAGCACTTCATTTTTTAAAGGGGCATTTCCAATTGCTTGGAGAATAACTAAAGCAAATGAGATCATTACTATTCCAGCAAATACACCAGTTGCAGCAATAATGCCAATTTCTTTGGCAAACTTAAACAATTCAGTGGCGGTAATAAAAGGATATAAGGATTTACCAGTAGACTTTTTCCCAAAAGAAGATTATGGCAAAATTGTTAGTGATATTAATAAGTCTGGTAAATGGACTGACTTTTATAGAAATGCTGTAGACCATAAAAATAATAAAATAGGATCTCATGAAGTTAAATCCTTAAGATTAAAAAATGACGACACCGCTTTAAATGGGCCAGAAGGTTGTGGAATACCAGAATGAACAAAATAACATTTCACTCAAATAAGCATTACAATGATGTTGAAACAGCACCGTGTCCTACAGCAAAAGTTATACCAAAATGGTGGCATGATGCAGATATGTACGTAAAAGATTTTTATGGGAATCCAGTTTCTAACGCAACTAAAGATGGTGGCAAAATGCTTAATTTTAAAGCATGCCCAGCAATGCTAGATACATTTACAACAGGGTATACTTTAGTTACACCATGCGATATAGAGTTTTATCAAAAAAATAATAGGATAAAGGCTAGGGTTCCATTAAAGTTCGACGACTTTGTAGGAGAAAGACCAGAGTCTGCTGGATTTCAAGTTCCTGCTGGATATGAAAAAAATCATTTTCACTGGTATGCAAATTGGGCGCCAGAGCTTCCAGAAGGCTATAGCTCTCTTTACATACAACCTATAAATCACTTTGATTTACCATGGCTTACCGTTGGTGGTATAATAGATAGTGACAAGGTTACAACATCTGGATTGATACCGTTTTTTATACAAAATGGATTTACTGGAGTCGTGCCTGCTGGAACCCCTTACTTGCAGATAATACCATTTAAAAGGGAAGACTGGGAATCAGATTTTATTTTTCATAAACCTGTAACTATTATGAGAAAAGCAGCGGAGACATCAGAAACTTTTAGAACACCAGAAGGTGGAGTCTATAAGAAAAAATTTTGGACTAGAAGGAGATATAAGTAAAATGGAAAATAGATTAAATACTAATAACACTCACGACTACAGATCATTGGGCTCTATAACTCCTTCTGGATTTTATGGCGCAGGCCCAGAAAATATTGTAGAGCTAAAGAATTTTTTAACGGATGAAGAAAGAGTAAGGCTGACAAACTTTGCTAGAAATAACACAACATGGGATATTACTGATTCTCATGTCAATGAAAATGGCACAGTTATATATGATGCTAATGCTTGGCACGATAGAGTTTGCACACGCAGATCTATGGAGATTTCTGCAGAACCATCTATAGTCGGTGTTGTGGACAATTTGATAGCAAGACTACAGGTTGAAGTAGAAAAGTTTTTTAATGTTAAGGTTCAGGCAACTGGCCCAGCTATTGTGAGATGGCCTGTTGGAGCAAGACAAGACCCTCATGCAGATAAAGAGCTCCACGAGGGGCCAGATGCTGGTACGCCAAATGATTTCCCTCATTATGATATAGCATCATTATTTTATTTTAACGATGACTATGAGGGCGGCGAATTGTTTTTCCCAGTTCAAGGAATAGAGTTTAAGCCAGTCGGTGGATCAGCTTATTTTTTCCCAGGTGATAAAAATTATATCCATGGGGTCAGGCCCGTTATTGCTGGAGGAAGATACACGTCCCCATTCTTTTGGCAGATACTTGAGCATACTGGAGACCGAAAGCCATGAATCTACAATACAAAGAAATATACCCAAAGATATGGGTTTTTAAAAATCCATGGAAAGACATTGATTTACTAACACAAACAATTATTGACTCTGAGCAAAACCCAGAAGGGTCTGCTTTAAACTGGCATGGATGGTACACATTTGGCAAGGAAGCCGATCAATTTGATTATTCAGTTTCTTCGTCTGAAAGAACCCAGATGGAAAAAGGTTTCTGGGATGAAATAATTGAAGTGTTTAACAAAACAACAAATCAGTATGCGGAAACATTTGGTGTTCCAATTGATTCAGAGGCTCAGGTTTTTAATGAAGAAGAAGATTCAATGACACAGCTATGGAAAAGAATGGGGCCTTCTATATGTAAATATGAGGTAGATGGCGGAATAGAAGACTCTGACTTTGCTATGCATGTTCACACTGATTATCAAAAAGATTATCATGATTTTAGAGGATATAAATTTACATTTACATGTACGATGTATTTAAACGGAGATTATGAAGGCGGAGGACTTACATTTTTAGTAGACAATAAAACTCTTTACTATAAGCCAGAAAAAGGTGACATATTGTTGTTCCCAGCAGGTGACCCAGACTTTCTTTCCGATGCTGGTCAATTTTATATGCACGGTGTTGAAAAAGTAAAGGGGTCACCTAAGTATTTTATAAGAAATCACTGGGTTAGGTTTTATCCTGGATCAGAAGAGTGGCTAAAAAATGAAAAGCTTTATGGTAAAGAAATATGGAAAGAAATGGAAATTGCCAGGACTAAAGAAGAAAGAAGATCTGGAGTATATCAAACAATAGATTATGAAGAAATGAAAAAGCTAGAAAGGATTAGTTTAAATGACATTTAATTTAGAAAATCAAAATCGTGTAAAAGAAGACATTGTGTTTTTTGAAAATTTTCTTAGTCCAGAAGATTGTGAAAGAGTTATTAAATATTGGGAGCATTCCGTAGAAAAAGGAACTCTTCCATGGGCACCTATATCATTCTACGACTCATTTGCATCTAATCTGCCAGACGATGAAGATAAAGAAAAGTTTGGTTTAGCACCTGATTTTTTTACTACTCTTCAGGATAAAATTCAGGAAGCTACAGAAATATGCAGAGGAGACAAGCTAAGGCTTGTCAGCTATCATGCACAGAAATGGGTGGAAGGTGCATATGCAGGATACCATTCAGATAATACACCAATAGATTCTCCAGAGTACAATTCGTTTGAAAGAAGTAAGTGGGCAGCATTTCTTTATCTAAATGACGATTTTGAAGGCGGAGTTCTAAACTTTAGAGATCATGATATTTCTTTGCAACCTAAAACTGGAATGCTAGCGGCATTTGCTGGCGGTCACCATAACATTCACGAAGTTCAGATGATTACCAAGGGTACTAGATTAACAATAGGATCATTTTGGGACAATGAAGAGGTTACTTACAGCGAAGAAAAGCAGGCTTTATGGGAAACCGATATTGCAGAGCAAAGAAAAAGACAGGCAGAAGACGCCGAGCTTTGGGCAGCACTTAAAGAAAAAGGCGAAAGATTGAGACCAGGCCCAGATCAAACTGCTAAAAAAGATGTGGCTTTAAAAATTGAGGGGGAATATAAATGATAAAAACAACTGTGTTAGAAAATGGAATGATTAGGGAAGAACTTCACCCTCAAGTATATTATTATAAAAATGCAATACCTAACGTAAAAGAGTGGCTAGAACTTGTAAACGATTCTGAAAATAATCCAGATATGTACCCCGTATTAACTCCATGGAATCAGTGGGACGTAGATGAGAACAGGTCTATGGGGCACCCATATGTTTATGGTTATAAAAAACTATGTCTCTTAAATAGCGTCTACAATATAGACAAAGACGTTTCGGAAGAAACAAAGGAAGCGTTTATTAAAATAAGAGACCCACTGTTTAATGCTATACGAGCTGTGTGCGAAGATTATAAAAAAGAGCAAAATATACAAGAAGAATTAATACTATTAGAACAATTTGGAGTTCACAGATATCGTTCTGGAAAGTTTATGGGAGTTCACCATGATTCTCAAGAAGGAGATACACGACTACTTTATTCATTAGTTGTTTGGCCAAATGATGATTACGAAGGCGGCGAGCTTTCTTTTTCTATTAAAAATGGTGTACTGACTGGTACAGAAAGTGCTCTTTTTGCAGACATTGATGATCCTAGAAATGAGGGCCAATATGATTTTTTCATTAAGCCTGAAGCTGGAAGCATTGTAATATTCCCTTCACCATCTCCATTTAGTCATACTGCACATGAGGTAAAATCTGGATGGAAATACATGTTGCCAATGTTTTGGATAGACCCATCTGGAGAAGATGTTCTTTTTAAGCAAGACCCAGACTTTAAGCTAGAATTTGTGTATCCAGATAAAGAGGATCTATTTAAATGATTGACAATGGTATAATTAGAGATAAATTAGAAGGAGCACAAATGATATCTGAAAAATTGCATGAAAAGGTTTACTACTACAAGAATGTTGTTTCTGACCCAAAGCACCTAGTTAGTTTGATTGAAAGAACAGACTCTGAAAACTATTCAAAGTTTGTTACACCTTGGGAAGAGTGGGGTGCCTGCAGTGGAGAAATGTATATCTACGGACAGCACAAGAGAATTAAATACCTAAAGCTAGATGAACTTTTAGAAAAATGTCCAAAAGATATTTTAGAAGATGCTAAGTATATTTTTACTGAAATTTTTGACGGCATGAAAAAGGTTTGTTTGGATTATGCAGAAAAGGTGGATGAAAAGTCTAAGCTAATTTTAATGACAGATACTGCTATTAAGCGTTACGAGACTGGTACTTTTATGGGCTCTCATTTTGACCAGCAAGAAGGGGACAAAAGATTAAAGTATTCTTTAGTTATGTACCTTAATGATGACTACGAGGGCGGAGAGCTTTCATTTAGCATTAGAGACGGAGTTCTTACTTCAACCGACTATGCAGCCTCAGAAGATATTGAAGATGATAGAAACAAAGAAAGAATTACTTTTTCAATAAAGCCAGAGGCGGGAAGCGTAATAATCTTCCCATCAGAACCACCATATAGTCATACAGCACATTTAGTAAAAAGCGGATTCAAATACATGGTTCCGTCATTTTGGTTGAATAAAGGCTCATTTGTTGACGGAGTCTTTGTTCCAGAATAAAGGGTTTTAAAATGGCAATGTATGTTTTTCAAGAGTTATCTCCAAAAGTTTTTTACTTCACCTATTGTCTTCAAGAGATTGGCAACTATATACAGTTTATTGAAGAAACGGAAGACGATTCAAAAACAAATAGATCTCTTATAGGAAAGTGGTCTCATAAAGAATCTTATTCTGAAAAAAATATTTCTTCAGATCTATCTGGACAAAATGATGTAGTAGACACCAGAAGCCTTTTTGTAATCAATAACCTAAAGGCAACATTCCATCATTGTTTTACTCAGTACAAGCTATACAATAATATAGAAGAGCCTGTAAACCTAAACACAGATTACTCTATTCGTAAGTACTACGAAAACTTTGAAGATAGTGATTTGCCTCATGGTAAATATACAGCAAAAATGTATATAAATTGTTCTTATGATGGTGGAGAAATTGAGATTCCCAATTCAAATAAAAAGATAAAGCCAGAAGCAGGCAGCATGTTGATATATCCTTCAGATTACAATATAAAGTCTTTGCCAGGGGTCAATAACTCTAGATATGTCGCAACAGGATATTGGGTTTAACACTCTTTCTGCTATAATTAAAATATGTCCTACTATATAGATGTGGTAAAAGATTCACCAATTGGCTTGTGGAAACTAGATGAGTCATCTGGCTCAGTGGCCTATGATATTTCTGGTTGTGGCAATCATGCATCTTATATCGGTCAAATATCTAAAGCGGGTATGCCTATAGTTTCTGGCGGTGCACATTCAAATAAGATTGACACATCTAACTATATTCAGTTTACCATGTCAAAGGATTTTTCTGGAACAACTGGCACAGGTGGATTTGGAACATTTGATACCTATGATAATGATTTTTCCATTGAAGCTTGGATACACCCAAAAACAATTACATCTTTGACTCCAATCTTAGCAGACTCCAACGGAATTGGTTTATATTGGGATAATGGAAATATTGTTTTTAAATTAGAGTCAGAGCGAATAGATTATTCTGTTCCAAACCCAAACAGAGTTCTTCATGTTGTTGGAGTGTACTCTGTAAACTCAATGAGCCTATATCTAAATGGTGTTTTAGTGGCTACACAATCAATATCAATTAGGTTTTCGAATACAAGTATTTCTTTGTTATCTGGACCTGCACTGTCTGGAGAATATTTTTTAATTGATTGTCCAGCCGTCTACAGATATGCTTTACCTCAAAGAGCAATATTATCTCACTACAATAATTTATTTTTAAATAATGATGAGCAGGTGTCGGTACCAGACCTAGGTGAGTTATTTAAAGCTGGAGAAAGATATCAAGAAGTAGAAACTAAGTATGTTTATCCAGCTCAAGTAGCATGGGATACTCTTATCTATGATAATAATGCTCTTTCTTATAGCAAAAATAATAATAGCATTTATTTAAATTCAGGATTTACTTCTGGAGAATTTGTAGAAGATATGGTTTTGAATATAACAAAAAACTATGTATCCTCTAAGATTGACTGGGTTGCTTCCAGCGGAGTCTCTGTTTATGTTTCTGAAACTTCTGATTCTGGTCCGTGGACACTTTGCGTAAATGGATCTTCTATACCAGGATTTACTCAAGGTTCTAGCTTTTCCTCAACAAAGATTCTATATTTTAAATTTGTTTTTAGTTCTACAAATTCAGATGTATATTTACCAGAACTATACTCATTAAAAATTTATTTTTATTCTACAAAAAAAATGTTAGGGCACAGCGGTGGCAGTACTCTTTCTATATCTCAGCCAACAAGCGGGTCTATTTGGGATATAGATATAGCAAACGACAGTTACCCTATAAGACTTAGAGAAAGCAAAAGCGGGATAAGACCAAAATCTTCAGCATTCTATATTGATGCAATAAGCGAAAATAGAAATGTTGAAATGATATTTACTCCAAAATCTTTATCTAGCGGGCATCTAATATTTAATAAAACTGGATCTGTTGAGACAGCATTATCGTGGGCGGCAGGCGGAGCAATAACAAAGTCTAATATTAGCAATTTATATATAAATGGGCAGGACGCCTCATCTGCTACAAACATATCATCTTACCTATATATAGGAGAGCCAAACTATATACTAATAAAAACATCTAGTAATATAACTGGGCAAATATGGTTTAATGGTAAACAGTTATTGGGTGTAAGATCTGGTGTATTAGACGATAATTTATATCAAAATATAGCTTTGTATGCCAACCCGTCAATTAGCCATCAAGAACATTATGACCTATATATTGGAAAATCTGCCTCTATTGCTCAAGGATCGTCCATGGAGATGACAGAAGAGTCGGTGGCAACCTACTCTAGAGACAGAATTTTGTTCCAGGTAATATAGTTTTGTCATCTTGAGTGACAAAAAGCTGGACTTGTAGACATAAAGATGGTAAAATAATTAACTATGGACATAAAAAGAATTAATGCTCAAATGAAATCTGGCGATACCAGATTAGGTGTCTATGTTTGGGAAATGCCAGACGGTAGATGGGTTGGAGACGAAGACAATAACTTCCTTTCCATAGCATCTATGATTGGCAATAAAGAAAGAATTGCTTTGCTTGCTTCAGCTGTAGCACACTATGGAATAGATGTTGGGCAGCCTAAGTTTATTGAGGGAAGCAGACAAATTGATGATGAAGAGTTTGAGTATCAAAAGCAAAGATTAAGATGGGGTCTTACTCCAGATCCTTTGGATATTAGCGTACATAAAGAAGAAATGGCTAAGCTGAATGGTGGTAAAAAATGATCGATAGCGAAGACGATATGTCTATCAATAATATAGAAGTTTCTAACGTGGCGGACTGGATGAGATTTAATAATCCAACCACTCAAAAATCAGACGACCTATTTGATATAGAAGGCGAAGATATTTTAAAGCTTTCGGGCCTAGGAGCTTCATTTAGAAGAAAAGTTTCTAGAGATCTTCAGAAAGCTTTTGTCGGAAAAGATGGTGCAGTTAGCCAGCAGTTGCAACATCAGCAAGCAGTTAGTGGGTATGCCACTTTTGATCTAATTCAGCCAGAATACAACCTAGACTATCTATCAACAATTTATGAGATTTCTCCATACAACTATGCAGCTATAAATGCAAAGGTTGCAAACATTGTTGGATTAGGATTTGATTTTATCGAATCAAAAAAAACAACAGATGCGCTAGATGAAATTAGTGATGAAAAGCAATTAGAAAGAGCACGTAAAAAGTTAAATAGAATTAAGCAAGACTTGCACAGATGGCTTGAAGATTGTAATGATGATGAGACTTTTAAAGAAACACTTATTAAGTTCTACACCGACATAGAGGCTACTGGTAATGGCTACCTGGAGGTCGGTAGAACGACAACTGGGAAGATAGGGTACATCGGTCATATCCCTTCGAAAACAATGCGTGTAAGACGCCTTAGAGACGGTTTTATACAGCTTCTTTATGGCAAGGCGGTATTCTTTAGAAACTTCGGGGATACAGAAACAATAAACCCTATAGCGGGTCAAGAAGATAGACCTAATGAAATTATTCATTTAAAGAAGTACACCCCAAAGAATAATTATTATGGAATTCCAGATATTATTGCTGCACAAAATGCAATGGCTGGAAATGAATTTGCTGGTAAATATAATCTAGACTACTTTGAAAACAAGGCAGTCCCACGATATATTATTACAGTTAAGGGAGCAAAGCTTTCTACAGAATCTGAAAGAAAACTACTTGAGTTTTTCCAAGTTGGGCTAAAGGGCAAAAACCATAGATCCTTGTACATTCCCCTGCCACCAGATTCTCCAGACTCAAAGACTGAATTTAAAATGGAGCCAATTGAGGCTGGTACGCAAGAGTCCTCATTTAACGTTTATCGTCAATCTAATAGAGACGAAATTTTAATGGCCCATAGAGTTCCAATTAATAAAATTGGCACTCCAGCTGGAATCAATTTGGCTGCAGCTAGAGATGCCGATAAAACATTTAAAGAGCAGGTTTGCCGCCCAGCTCAGGAAAATCTAGAAAAGAAATTAAATAAAATAATTCAAGAAATGACTGATGCCATGGAGCTTAAGTTTAATGAGCTTTCCTTGACCGATGCAGATACTCAGTCTAAGATAGATGAAAGATATCTTAGATTCCAGGTAATTACTCCAAATGAAATTAGAGTAAGAATGGGAATGGTTCCACGAGAAGGTGGAGATGTTCCAGTAGACCTTGCAGCCCAGGCAGCTGAGATTAAGGCTCAGGCTACTCAAAGTAGAGCCCGTGACCAAGAGAGATCAGCAAATTCTCCAGATAAATCTGGGGAGGGCAGAAATGCAAAGGGAGATGGAAGACAAGTCAACTAGTCCTACTCAACTAGTTATTTGCCTTTTGATACAACAATCTCTATAATATATAACATATGATCATAGAAAAGTCACATTGGTCCTCTAATGGAAATGCTATTAATTTATCAGTTCCATTTACAAAGGTCAATAGAGAAAAAAGAACAGTCTCAGGATTCGCTACACTAGATAACCTGGATCAGACTGGTGATGTCGTTACCCAAGAAGCTAGCATGAAAGCGTTTGAAAGCTTTAGAGGTAATCTAAGAGAAATGCATCAGCCTCTTGCAGTTGGCAAGGTTGCATCGTTCCGTCCAGAAACTTTTTATGACCCAACAACAAAAGAATTTTACAACGGAGTTTACGTTGACGCATACATTTCAAAAGGCGCACAGGATACCTGGGAGAAAGTTCTAGATGGAACTCTAACTGGATTTTCAATTGGCGGAAAGATTCTAGAATCAGATAACGAAGTAAACAAATCAACTGGAGCATCTGTAAGATTTATTAAAGATTATGCACTAGTAGAACTATCAATCGTTGATTCACCAGCAAATGAACTATGTAACATTCTATCTATTGAAAAAGTAAACGGACAAATGATTTTTAAGGGCATCGCAGCAGATGTCAAAATGGAAAATATTTTTTATTGTGCAGATAGCGATTCTGTTTTTATGTCAACAGAATCAGAATACTTGTCTCCAGTTACTGGAAAGAAAACAGAACTTATTGGATGGGTTGAATCTAACGACGTAAACAAAGCAAAAGAAATAGAGAAGATTCTTGATTCACGTAGATCAAGATTGCAAACATTGCCTGACAACACAAATATAAATATGGCAATTGCAGAAGGAGGAAATGAAGTGGAAAAGCTTAATGTAAAAGAAGCAACTCCAGTAGTAGAAGAAGCAGTAGCTCCAGAAGCACCTGCAGAAATTATTGAAGAAGTTGCCCCAGTAGAACAAGAGTCTGCTGAAGTTGTAGCTGAAGAAACTTCTGCCGAAGTTCTGGAAAAATCAGCAGAACTAACAACTCAGGAATCACCTGACTTTGTTAAAATGCTAGGCGACCTTAAGGGTTTCTTCTCAGAGACTTTGGAAAAGGCCTCTGAGGCAAACGCTGCTCAGGTTTCAACAATCAAGGAAACAGTCGAAGCTTTTAGCAAGAATGTCGATTTGAGAATTTCAGAATTAGCAGAAAAGCACACAGAACTCTCAACAGCAGTTGATTCAATTAAGTCCATCATGGACACAGTTGAAAAAAGAGTAGACGCAGTAGAATCAGACACTGCAATCAAGAAGTCCTCTGACCTTGGCGGGTCAGTTGGAGTAACAACAATCAAAAAATCAAAATGGAACGGCACTTTCCTCGGTTCCGTTAGCGAATTAACAAAATAAGGGTATGGTGAAAAACTAATGAGTAATGAACTATTAGCAAAAGCAGCTGAAGCAGGCACAACACTAACAGGTGGAATGACTGGCGCAGCAAACCCTACCGACGGAATTCACGTAGGTTCCGAGGGTAAGGGAGGCTTGCTCAATCCTGAGCAATCCGCAAGATTCCTAGATTACATGTTCGATGCAACAGTAATCGGTAAAGTAGCACGTACAGTTCGAATGAGAGCTGACACTACAGAGATTGATCGTATTGGCGTCGGTGAGAAGCTTATGAAGCTTGCAGCTGAAGCAGAGAACACTGGCTCAAACGCAGCCGTACAGTTCTCAAAGATTTCTCTCACAACAAAGAAGCTTCGTCTAGATTGGGAGCTTTCAACTGAGTCTCTAGAAGACAACATTGAAGGTGCAGATCTAGAAGATCACATTGCAAGACTTATGGCAACACAGGCTGGTAACGACCTTGAGGACGTAGTCCTTAACGGTAACACAGCTCTAACTGGAGATGCACTTTACAAGTCATTCGACGGTGTTGTTAAGATTGCAAAGGCAAACGGCCACGTAGTAGCTGGAGCGGGCGCAGCAATTTCCCGTGAAATCTTCAACAAGGCTCTTAAGGCAATGCCACGTAAGTATAAGCAGCGTCGTCCAGACCTACGCTTCCTTGCTGGCTCAAACCTAATTCAAGACTACTTGTACTCAACATCACAGAACATCCAGAACGTTAACCCACAAGATATTGCTTCAAGCATTATCCGTGGAGACCAGGGTGGTCTAGGTGGTCCAGCAGGTTATGTAGCGCCATTCGCATTTGGTATTCCAATTGTTGAAGTTCCACTACTAAAAGAAACCCAGACTGGTTCATATGCAACACCAACAGGAGATCACGGAGACGTCCACTTGACATTCCCAAATAACGTTGTTATTGGTATCAAGCGCGATGTAACTGTTTACCGATTCTTCTGGCCAAAGAAGGACTCAATCGAATATACAATGTATACTCGTGTTGGAACCCAAATTGAGCAGGCAGATGCATGGGTAGTCGTAAAAGACGTTAAGGTTGCTTCTTAATTAAATAAGAAATAACTACCGAAAGGCCCCTAATTAATTTTAGGGGCTTTTCATTTTAATTTTATAGTGCTATAATTTATATACATACCAAAGGAGTATATATGTCATTTGACACACTTAAAGTCAAGGATCTAAAAGCATTGGCAGCAAACTTTGCAGTTGATGTTGATGGACTAAAAAATAAAGCAGATGTAATTGCGGCACTTGCAGAAGAAGGGGTAACTTGGTCAGTTTACCAAGGGACACTTAAAAATATAGAAAATGCAAAAGAAGATGCAGATGAAATTCTTCCTAGACTTGATCCAAGTCAAAAGCTTGATGAAGATATGATTCTAGTAAAGATGGATAGACCAAATGCTAGATATGATGCACTAGGTTTCACATTTACAAGAGATCATCCATTTGTAGCAATGAAGCCCGATGTGGCTCAAGAAATTTTTGATAAGGAGGAAGGGTTTAGATTGGCTACACCTAGAGAAGTACAGGAGTATTACAACTAAGCCTAACATATGGCAGAGATATTATTAAATTCTCAATCACCAATAACGCATCAAGTATTCTGGAATGGTGATATAGGAACACCTGTTTCTAACCCAACAGTAAAACTTTATGACGTTACTATTGATCCAACAATAAGTCCATCAATAAGCCCAACTACTATTCTAGAAACCCTAAATTCTGTTTTGGATGAAAACAATCCAGGAACTTATGTGGTTTACATTCCTTATAATTATACGGATAGAAATAGAACTCTTAGGCTAAAATGGGAGTACTATATGGGAGAAAAGTATGTAAGCAGAGTTGATGAGGTTTATGTTGTAACTCCATATGTTGATTTTAACCATGTTCAAGATTTAGGTTTTAGCGTAGATGCCTCAGACCCTAATTACAAAAGCTACAAGGAATTGATGCTAGCAGAAAGATTCGCTAGAAAGCAAATAGAATCTTACACTTCTCAGAAATTCTTTTTGTACGATGACGTAGTTGTTTTAAATGGATTTGATTCAGATGTTTTGCCTTTGCCTAATAAAATAAACGATTTGCATGAGTTGTATGCAGACGACTCCTTGCTTTTGGATAATATCTCTGAGATAAACAACTGGGGATTTGCTGTAGAAGTAAGTCCAACAGGCTACGGTATAAAGGTAGACAAGTCTTCTCTTTTAGATAACTACACTTATATTGCAAATGGATTAGTGCCTCCTTCTTTTTATGACAACCCTGGAGTATTTAGAAGTGACGTTTCTTATAAAGTTCAAGGAAGATTTGGATGGGAAAAAGTCCCAGACGATATAGAGCTTGCAGCAATAGAATTGATGAAAGACTATTTTGCAAAAGATCATGTCTGGAGAAACAAGTATGTTAAAAAAATATCTACTTTTGATTGGGACTTTGAATTTACTTCAGACGTTTATGCAGGAACAGGAAACGCTTACGCAGACGCTTTATTGTCAGACTACGTAATGTCTGCAAAAGTACAGGTAATATAATGTTAGACCTAGTAGACTCTATGCTCTCAATGAAGTTTGATTTGTATAGACAGTATGAGGAGCAAGATAAAGATACTGGGGCTATAAAAAAAGAATGGCATTATCAAAAAACTGTAGATTGTTATGCAAAAGGAATTATAACAAATTCATCAACCACACGTTCAGGAGATAAGCAAAGCTTTAACAATAAGTATTCAAATGAACAGATAATCCAAGTTAGAACTTCTGAAAGAATAACTATGCGTGATAAGATTACAAACATAAGAGATTCTTCAGGCACTGTTATTTGGACAGAACTTAATTATCCAACTGAAACTCCAACTGTTTTTGAAGTTATGGGAGTTACCCCTCTAACAGACCCATTTGGAAGCACGATAGGATACAACTCTTCGATGAAGAGATCGGAGAATCAGCAAATTGGCATCTGAAATTTTAGCAATTAAAGCGGCAAGCGGATTAGTTAATCTTATGGCTAATAAGCCAGCAAGTGGTGCAATAAAAGACAGTACAGTTGCACAAATATCTGCTGCTCTATTTTATAAAACAAATGTAATGGCTAAGCTCACAGGAAATGCTCAATTTCAATCAGCATTTAGAAATGTTATATTTGATCAGCTTCAAGTTGATTTTGGAGATTATATCGATGCAAAAGCAAGAACTGCTCCAAGATCTTTTCATCACGTATACGAGTGGGGAAGAGTTGGCGAAAATGAAGCAAGACTGTTTGAATTAAAGAAACTTCCTTCCGATGGCCTTTCGTTAAAAGTTAATTATGAGTTGCTAGATTCACAATCCTTTGTGCCTTCTGAAAACTCTAATAATAAGCACGTCTTTGTCAAGAAAGCTTCAATTATGGAAGAAGGCAAGACTGTAGTTATTTCCCCAAGATTTTCTGAGAGGCTTGTGTTCGATGTAGACGGATATACAGTATTCATGCCAAAGGGGCAATCAGTTACTGTTAAAAAGCCAGGCGGAGCGGCAACTAAAAATGCGTTCTTTGCACAATATAGATACTTCTTTACTGGACAGCTAGTAAGCATGTCTATAAAAAAATCGGGATTCCAAAGACTATTTAATTCATCACTATCTAGAGCATTAGGAGTACCAGCACAAATTAAATCAGTTAAATATAGCTTCTCTCCAAATCAATTGGCGAATGAGGCAGAAATTGCAACATCAGCTGCATTTGCGAGGTTTGTAAATGGCTAATTATAAATTAGATGCTATGTTTGAAATAAGAAAGTTCTTATGGAATAGACTCACATGGCTTTGCATATTTGATGAGAGCGAGTATTACTCAGACAATCTAGGTGAGTCTTTAGTACCAATAGTTCCAGTTCAGCAGCAGCCAGAAATGAATCAGTTCTTTAGCGGAAAAAAGCACATAGTCTATGATAAGGTTGGAATGTCATATGAGAACAACTGGATGATATGCTGCGAGCAGATCCTTCTTACCCTATATTCACCTGACTTGCTGGATATTGTTGAGATGAGAAACTTCCTTACAGATGAATTTAGAAGAATGGATGAGTCTGCCAGAGATGTGAATAAATGGGCGGGGCTATCAGATAAATTCAAGTTCCATAGTATCCATATAGCAGATATATCATCTACAGCCCCATCAGAAGAAATACAAGGCTTCTATGCAGCAGATGTAATATTAGAAGTAAAGTATTCAAGAATAACAGATGGACAAGGCAGATTTGCCTAATTTGCCTTTTATACCCTAGTAGAGTAAAATTAGACTAGAGGAAAGGGCCTAGCCAGCCACATATATATATATTAATTTCATGAAATGAAGGAGAAATAAACAATGGCACAAAACATTGGAAATGCAAAAAACATTCTTGTTGGTGCATCACCTCTATTCTTGTCTGTAAACGATTCCACTACACCTGGATACGTAGCAGACATGGAAGCAGGCGTTGTAAAGACAGGAACAGCAATAGTATCACCAGCAACATCTGGACCATCTACAAAGGTACCAGCATTTGCTAATGGTGTAGAATACTGGAAAACACTAAACGCACTAGATGTCAACTCAAATGGCGGAGCAGATGCAGCAGCATACCGCAACGTAGGCTATACAAATAACGGTCTTCAGATTAGTTATCAGCCAACATTCGATTCAGTAACTGTTGATCAGTTGCTCGATACAGCTAAGCTTTTCAAGTCTGCGATGATGGTTCAGATTTCAACAGAAATGGCAGAAGGTACACTAGAAAATATTCTAGCAGTATTTGGTCAGAAGTCAAGCACCCTTGCAGAAAATGTAGGAACTGGTTTGGCTCAGACAGATACACTTGGATTGGAAGCAGGCGCACTTGGTGCAGCTCCAACAGAGCGTCAACTAATTGCAGTTGGACAAGCTCCAACTTCAGGAGCATCAGCAGCTGAGCGTGTATATTATGCACGTCGTGTTCTTTCTGTAGAGCAGTCACAGTTCTCTTTGGCTCGCACAGCAGCAACGACATTCCCAGTAACTTTCCGTTTGCTACCATCAGGTGACTCAGCTCACAATGGTTCAGAATACGGTAAGATTATTGACCGTGTTCTAGCAGCTTAATTATATTAATAATTAACATCAAAGCCCCCAAGAAATTGGGGGCTTTGATGTTGTACCCTTATAATGGTTATGCTATAATAATTTAGACGATCCTTAAGGAGGATAAATTGGCAACAACAGTATATGATGTAGAAGAGATTGAACTACAAAGCGGAGCTAAAGTAAAGCTCAAGCCATTATCAATCAAGCAACTACGAAAGTTTATGGAAGTAATTAAAAAAGTGCAAGATGCAGAAGACGAGACAGCAACACTTGGTATTCTTGTTGAGGCATGCGGAGTGGCACTAGAAACTCAGCTACCAGATCTTGTTGCAGATCTAGACAAGCTTGAAGATGCACTAGACGTTCCAACAATTAACAGAATCCTTGAAGTTTGCGGAGGAATTAAGATGGACGACCCAAACCTAATAGCGGCAGCGGTACTGGCTGGTCAGAACTAGATTTAGCCGCTTTAGAGGGACAAGTTTTTCTTTTAGGACATTGGAAGAATTACGAGGAGTTAGAAGAAAATTTATCAATGCCAGAATTGATTCAGACCTTAACAGCAATGAATCAAAAAGAACATAACCAGAGAAAGTTTGCAGCATCGCTAAAGGGAATCCAATTAGATGATGAAGCAGAAGAAGAAAAAGAAAAAGGTTCTACCTTTGAAGATATCCAAAGAAGAGCTCTTGGAATTAAAGCATCAGCAGATGATGTTGTTGGTTTACAAGGACCCTTCGCAGCACAAGCTGGATTTGGAATTGGCGCAGGGTTAGGATACTCTAGGAGTAATTAGTGGCTGACGAACAAATTGTAACCTCCATAGTCGCCAAAGCCGACTTGTCTAGCCTTGTGTCTGAAGTACACAGGGCTAGTGCTAGTCTTCAGCAACTCCAAAGAGAGTTACTCGCTTCTAACAGAGCAATTTCTTCTTCAACAAAACTAGCGAACAATTTATTTAGAGATACGCTAACTGGAAGCGGACAGTTCTCTAGCCACTTTGTAAATCTTAATTCAGATGTAGATAAATTTGGTAAGAATTTAGATGCAGGTAGATTAAAGCTTAAAAACTATTTCCAAACTTTTAGAGAGCATGCTACTACTCAAAAGGGAATGATTAGAGAACTTGCCAAAGAGCAAGTTATGCTTCAAAACTCAGTACTGCAACCTTTAGGCAGAAATGCTCAAGGTTTAATGCAGTACAACGTCATGATCCCAAGAGGACTAGATGCTGTAAAAAATAGCGCACAGCTAGCTCGCATGGAGCTTCAGATAATGAATCGTGCATTATCTGAAGGAGCAGGATCTTTAATTAACTGGGGTAAGAATACTCAGTGGGCAGGTCGTCAGCTTACAGTTGGTCTCACAGTACCATTAACAATGTTTGGTGCTGCAGCAGGAAAAGCTTTCAGAGAAGCAGATCAAGAGCTCGTAAGACTTACAAAAGTTTATGGCGGGCTAGCAGCAACATCTGCAACAGACTTAAAAGCAATTAGAGAAGAAGTTATTCAAACAGCAAAAGCTTTATCTCAAACAATGGGTGCATCTTTTAAAGATACTATTGCTTTAGGTGCAGATATTGCAGCAACTGGAAAGATGGGCAACGAACTGCTTGGCTCAATAGAAGAAACAACAAGACTTTCTATACTTGGTGAAGTAGACAGACAAGATGCAATGAAGGCTACACTTTCAATTCAGACAGCATTTAAGCAGAACACAGAACAGCTTACAGAATCAATTAACTTTCTTAACGCAGTTGAAAACCAGACATCTACAACCCTTAACGATTTAGTAGAAGCTATTCCAAAAGCTGGTCCAGTTATACAGCAACTAGGCGGAAGCATTGAAGACCTAGCTCTCTATATGACAGCAATGAGAGAGGGCGGTATAAATGCATCTGAAGGAGCAAACGCATTAAAGTCAGGACTTGCTTCCTTAATTAACCCAACAAAACAAACAGTCGGAATTATGTCTGACTTTGGTATAGATGTAATGGGAATGGTTGCCAAAAATACTGGAAATACAACTGGTATGCTAATGGATCTACAATCTGCTCTTAATAAGCTAGACCCATTGAGCAAAGCAAGAGCGCTAGAGCAAATGTTTGGGAAGTTCCAGTTTGCAAGAATGAGCGCATTGCTCAACAACCTCGGTAAAGAAGGAAGCCAGACGCTCCAGGTTATGGATTTAATGAAGGCAAGCACTTCAGATTTGGCGGGAATTGCAGAACGAGAATTAGGAATGATTACAGAATCTGCATCTGGTAAATATAGAAAGGCTATGGAAAGCCTAAAGGCAGAGCTAGCAAGCGTAGGAGAAGAATTCCTTGGAATAGGAACTAAGATTCTAAATGCAGCATCAAAGATTTTAAATTTCTTTACTGAGTTGCCAACACCAATTAAAAAAGCTCTTACATTTATGGCAGGCTTCACAGCATTAGTAGGTCCACTTATTATGTTAACTGGTGTGCTTGCAAACTTCTTCGGATATATAACAAAGGGAATAGTCCAGCTTAGATCTTTCTTTATGAGAGCAAATGGATGGAAAATGCTTACGCCAGAAATTATTGCTGCTCAAAAAGCAGCAGAGATGGTTGAGAATGCATTCTATTCAGATGCAGCAGCGGCTCAAGTTCTACACAACGCACTGCAGAAGCTTGTTTTAGATTATCAAAATCTGCAAGCAGCTTCAATGAAAAATGCAGTTCCAGTTAATGGTGGCGTAAGCACAGTTGCTGGAAATACAGTGGTTGCAGCTGGAAGAAGAGTGGTTGACCCTAACGATCCATATGTTGGAGATCCTAATACTAGAGCAATGTCTCATATTAGACCAAGAGATGTAAACAACCCAGCAACCATATTTGGCGGGGTACCAGGAGCTATTCCAGTTAATAGAGGTATATCAAGAACTCCACAAATGTACATGCATGATAGACTTCCAAATATTGAAGGACTAACAAGCGTTAAGGGAATATCCACAGGAATTGTTCCAGGCGAAGCAGCAAAGTTCCATGCATTAATGGCAACACTAGGAATGCAAACAGAGCAAGAGGTTGCTACATTAAAGAAAACTATTGCTATGGG